CCGAGGGCGCAACGCGCTTTCCCCCTGCGCTGGAAGGACCCAAAGGCCGCCGGGGGCCCGCCGGGGGTCCCCGATGGTGGATAACTTGTGGATAGATTGTGGATAGATCGGCCTTCAGCCGCGGAAGGCGGTCAGGCGGAAGAGGGCACGCTGGAGTTGTGGGCCCAGCTCCTTGGCCGCGACCTGGTAGACCGTGGGCACGAAGTCCCACCGCGGCCGAATATGCACGGAGCGCTTCAGGTAGTAGAGGTCCACCAGGTTGAAGCGGTTCTCCCCTGGCCTGCTCTCCGCTCCGTTGCCTCGCTCGAACCTGCGCACGATCGTGACCGCTCCGTCCTTCGAGCGCATGACGAACGCCCGGGGCTTGCCCTTGCCGCGGTTGCCCCTGCCGCCCATGCGTCCAGCCGCCCGGGGATCGGAGAACCCCGCGTCCTTGCGCAGGTTGCGAGGCCACCACCTGGACCGGATCTTCCCCGACGGCGCGCGCCCTTTCTCCTGGGTCTCCGCTGCTGGGACGCCCAGGGCCTTTCCGGAGTTGGACCGCTTCTCCCCGCCCGTCTCGTGAATGGACATCCACGGGTCGAGGTGGAAGACGCGCGCGGTGGGCGGGTGCTGCCGATATTCCGCCTTTCCCACGCGAAACCCCTTGATTGTGCGGGAGTTGCGCAGGTCGAACTTGCGGGGCATGTCCTTGACCAGCTGGCCACGTGCCAGGAAGGCCGTCTCCGTCAAGGCGATGGCCTCCGCCTTCGGGAGCCGCTCGCGCTCGAGCTCGTTCAACGAGCGGAGGAAGGGGTCGAGATTGATCGAGATTCGCGAGACCTGGGACATGGGCACCTCCACGGGAGGACGGCCTCCCATGCCCCCAATGTAGGCCCCCGGACTACTCGCCCGCGTCGTCCCCTTCGGACGTGTTCGCGGACATGGCCACGGATTCGATGGCCTCGAATTCCCAGGGCCAGAGAACCAGCTCCATCTTGTCCGTGCGGGCGTTTCGCGCCTTCACGTTCACGAAGTGGGCCAGGTCCTTGTCGATCGTGGGGTCCAGGTCCTTCTCCAGGGCCACCACGTAGGTGAACACGTCCGCCCCGTGCTTCCAGACCTTCGAGACCTTGACCGCCCGCAAGGTGGCCCGGAAGGCCAACAAGGGCCTGTCGGGGCTCTCCGGGTTGTGGAGGGTCACGTCCACCACGTAGGGCGTTTCCAGGGCCACGGAGCGCCACGGAATGGGCGTCCTGAACAGGCCGGGCACCTGCTCGAAGCCGGGCAGCTCGGAGAGGTCGGAGAGGAACCCCTGTTCCTCCCCGATCGCCTCGAACTTCAGGGCCAGGAGCTGGACCGTTTTCGAGTTCTTGGACTTGGTCTCCAGTTTCGCGAGGATCCCGGAGTGGATGTTGTCAAACATGAGCGCCGTTCCTTTGCCGGGCGGGTGAAGCTGCAGGGCGAGGGCTGCCCGGCGTGGGTCCCTCGTCCTGGGTCATGTAGTCCACGAGGATGTCGAAGGCCCGCTCCACGGTCCAGGCCACGGCCACCCGGTAGCCCTGGTCGTCCAGGAAGGCGAGCCACCCGTCCTGTTCCCGCGAGGTGCGACCCCCCGCGGCCTTCAGCTCGAGATAGAGGCCATGGAAGCCGCCGCGCGCGATCGGGAGCACGAGATCGGGCACGCCCTTCTGAACGCCCTCCATCTTCAGGCGCACGCCCTCCTGGACGGTGCGCAGGCCGCCGTTGGGCACGGCGTAGAGGCGAAGGGCCCCGGAGTCCGGCCAGCCCTCCCCGGCCAGGATCGGCCACCGCGGCACGAGCTCGAGGCGCACGCGTTCGATGAGCTGAACCTGGAGAAGATGTTCGGGGGACACGCGTCCCATGGGCAGAACCTCCCCGGCAACGTGCCGGCCAATCAAGTATAGACACTATCTAGACGATTCCGCAAGAGGGCGCGAAAAGCCCTTGACAAATCCCCCCTCACGCGCGCACGCGCGCGCATGCATACGTGCGTAGGATCGGGCGCACGCGCGCGTCTGTCGATCGAGAAACATCCATTTATAGGAAAACAGCCTCTTTATCGCGCACAGCCGCAGGTGCGCCTGGGCACCTGCGCACGTGCACGCCCCCGCGCGCGTGATCGCGCACGCCTACGCAGGCACCCGCGCATGCGTGGGTAGGCGCACGCGCGCGAATACGCCCCGACTCTCAAAAAGTCAACACCGGAAAAATTTGTCCAGATTGTAACCCGATTTCGCCACGCCTGGGCTATACTTTGGACTCCATTCCACGCAACCAGGAGGAGAGCATGAGCAAGGGCGGAGACCGGGGACGGTCGTTTCGGGTGGACCGGTGGTCCGACAAGGCCATGGACTGGATTCTCCGGGCGACCCCGCACCCGAACCGGAACCAGCTTCTGGCCCCGGCCCTAGCCGCCCTCGCCGCGGATGCCGTGAAGCGCCTCGACCAGGCCGGGAAGGACGGCCCCCCGCTCGTCCCCCCGGAACTGCTCGAGGAGGGGCGCGTCCTGCTGCGCGAGTACGCCCTGCGCAACCCGGCGGGGGTGAGGTGATGCCCTACCACTACCGCGACCACTGGGAAGCGCTGGAGACCTACATCGCCACCCTGGGCTGGGTCTGGAGAGACGAGGCCACCCGAACGGCCGACACGGGGCGGAAATTGAACTGGGAGAAGTCCTACACCGGCTGGGTGAGGACCTACCGGGCGGACCGGAACGAGGGACGCCCGCCCCTGGACCCGGACCAGTTCCGCGAGCTGGTCGAGGAGATCACCCAACAGACCGCGGAGGGCGACGGAGACCTGGAGCCCCTGCAGTCGGTGGAGGATTTCGTCCTCGAGGCCCTGGACGCGTCGGACATCCGCTACGACCACGCGAGCGGGACCTGGGTCTCCGAAGCGGGTCTCCCGAAGCCCTACACGCACGTGGAGGGGCGCGTCCTGGAACGGTTCTACGAACTGCGCGACCGCGACCCCCGGGTCCGGAAGTTGTGGCCCAAGGACCGCGTGCAACAGGTCCTTTTCCGCATCGTGGACAGCTACGCGGACCGGTCGGTCCGATCGCTGCGCGAGCGCCTGGCCCACAACCCGGAGGCGGTGGCCGGCGGGGTGTCGTGCCTGCGCTGGGTGCTCGAGGACATCCTCCAAGTGGCCGACCCCGACACGTCGGTGGCCGTGATGCTTCAGTGGTTGTGGCAGGTGAAGCGCTACCTGTACGGCCGGACCGTCCCCTCCCCGCTCATGATCAACCTGTACGGTCCCCAGGGGTGCGGAAAATCCCAGTTCGTGACCATGCTCACCAGCCCCCCGGGCCTCTTCGGGGAGTTCCTCGAGGTGGCGTCCCTGTCCACCATGGGAGACAGTCGAGACACGGACCTCTGGTCCTCGAAGTTCGTGGTGTTCTTCGACGAGCTCGCGTTCTCGAGTGAGTACGGCAACGAGGCCCGCAACCTCGAGGCGATGAAAAAGATTCTCACCTCGCGCCACAACTCCCGGCGCGACCTGGGACGGAACAGCCGCTCGAAAATGCGTCGCCTGTTCTCCGCGATCGCGGCCTCTAACGCGTCGATCGTCCAACGCCTCTACGATCCCACGGGCATGCGCCGCTTCTTCGAGATCGTCGTCCAGCGCACGGAGAAGATGGGACGCGAGGAACACGCGGCCGTCTTCGGGGAGCCCACCCAGGAGCTGGGCACCCAGCCCGAGACGGCCATGGACCCGCTGCTGATCTGGCAGGCCGTGGACGAGGGCAACGACTACGGCTACCTGCTGGGCCCCATGCGCGCCCGCGTGGAGGAGATTCAGGACGGGTACAAGCGCGCGGACATGATCGAGCGCGTGCTCCTCGAGGCCGACGACGTGAACGTCTGGCACCCCTACGACGGGTCGGAAACGCCGTCCATCCTCGAGGAGCTGCGCAAGTTCCCGCGGCCGCGCGAGGCCAGGGAGTGGGTGGACACGAACCGGGCCGACCTACGCCTGGTGCCCGTCTCCGAATTCCGCCGCGGGATCGTCCAGTGGCTCCGGGACCAGGACCCCGGTCTCGCCCGCTTCGTGCCCGGCTACGACGGACTGGTCCACCACCTGCAGCGGGACAACGCCTACCCCCTCGTGGAGTTCGGGCAACGGGCGTTCCTCCTCTGCTTCCGCGACTACAACAACCCGGACAACGCGTCCGACAGCCCGATCTAGGAGCGCCACGACATGGCCGAAGAGACGAAGACGGCACCCACCCCGGAGGACCACTACCACCCCACCGGCGCGTGGTGTACCCTGTTCGGGGACTGTCGCGACCGCCTGGGAGAGCTGCCCGAGGGGGTGGCCGACCTGGTGTTGATCGACCCCCCGTATGGGACGATTAAAGGGTGCAAGAACATGGAGGCGTGGAACAACGGCGCCGCGGTGGACTGGGACGACGCCATCCCGCCGGAGGAGCTGCTCGCCATGGTCGGGTGGCTGCTGCGCAAGAACGGGAAGGCCCTCGTGTTCTGTCAGGAGCCGTACACCTCGCGCCTGGTTCGCGCCGGCGTGGCGGGGGTGCCGTTCGGGTTCCGCGCGATCTGGAAAAAGAACTCACCCGGAATCTGCCTGGGCGCCGCCAAGTCGCTGGTGTCCTACTTCGAGGACATCGCGATCTTCCAGCGCATCCACCCGAAACACGACTTCCAAGGGATGGACCCCTCCCGCCCCTACTTCGCCCAGGTCCAGGCCTGGATCGGGAAGTCCATCAAACAGGTGAACGCGGAGGCCGGCCACCGGAAGCTGGAGCACACGTTTTACCACAACTCCAGCCAGTTCCAGCTCTGCGGGCGCGAGCTCTACCGGGAGCTGGTCGAACGGTACGGCCTCGAGGCCATGCCCGGCTTCCGCCCCTGGGACGAACTGAACGCCCAGTCCAGCGCCTACCGGGAGGAGCTCGTCCGAACCATGAACGAGGATTTCCCGTCCACGTTCAACCTGCCGGAGGGCGCGAAGTCGAAGGGCAACGTGTTCGACTACGCGAAGGACCCGGACAAGTTGCACCCGACCCAGAAGCCCGTGGCGCTGCTCATGGACCTGGTGGAGACCTTTTCCCGTCCGGGGGACCTGGTGGTCGACTTCACCATGGGCAGCGCCTCCACGGGCGTGGCGTGCCATCGCACGGGCCGCCGGTTCGTGGGCGTCGAGCGGGACCCCGACATCTACCAAACCGGACTCGAGCGCCTGCTCTGGTTGCCGGACTGGGGGGCCCCGTGAAGCTGCCCACCTTCGGGTGCCGCGGATGCGAGCGCCGGCGCGAGCGCCTGGTCCGCTTCCTCGAGTCCCTGCGCACGCGCGAGAAACCCCCGGCGCCTGAACGTCCTCCGGTGCGGGTGGAGCTGCGCGCCTGGAACCCCGATCGAAAGGAAGACGCCCATGGCTAACCCCGTCCCTCGCCCGCGGCCTGAACAGCTCGCGGACTTCCTGCGCGCGCGTGGTGGCGTCGGGGGGTCCGTGTTCCTGGACTTCGAGTTCCGCCGGTCCCAGGATCCCGTCCTGGACCTGGTGTCCTGTTCCCTGCAGTGGTTCGACACGGACGGCCAGCCCACGCCCGTGGTGGAGTGGTGGCTATTTCGGGACGAGGGGGCCCAGGCCGACCTGCGCGAGTCCCTCGAGGCCCTGCGCGACGGGGGCGCCGTGTTCGTCGGCTACGGCATGGCCGCGGAATGTCGGTCCCTGCTCTCCCTGGGCCTCGACCCCCATTCCTTCCAGATTGTGGACCTCTACGCGGAGTGGCGCCAGCTCACCCACAACAACGTGGCGTGCGAGTACGGGGTCTACTTCACGGAGACGGGGTTCCGCCGGACTTCGGTCCCCCCGTCGTTCCAGAAGGAAAAGAACCGCGGGAAGGACAACAACAAGGTGGGCGCCGGCCTCACCGCGGCCGTGGGCCAATGCTTCGGGGAGTTCCTCGACTCCGCCCACAAGCGGACCATGCGGGACCTGATCCTCTCCGCCCCGGACTTCACCGACGAAGAGGCGCGCGAGGTCATGGCCTACTGCTCCTCCGACATCGCTTATCTGCCGGACCTGTTCTTCGAGTTCACCCGCCGCCTGGCCAGCGCCACGCGGGGGCAGCTCTCGCGCGAGGAGATCGCGCGGGCCCAGCTCCTCCGCGGGTCGTTCATTGCCTCCGTGGCGAAGATGGAGGCGGAGGGCTTCCCCCTGCAGGTGGCCGCGGTGCGGAACCTCCGGGCCAACTTCGAGGCCGCGCGGGATACGATCATCCGCGACTTGGTGGAGAACCACTTCCCGTTCTACCTGCGCGTGAAGCGCCGGGCCTCCGACCTGCTGGGCGCCTGGGTGGACAAGGAATCCCAGTTCCGCGCCTTCCTGCAGGGGCAGGGCCTTCTCGAGACCTGGCCGCGCACCGTGGACGAGGACACGGGCAAGCCCACGGAGACCCTTTCCCGCGAGGACAAGGTCCTGGCCGAATACGACGGCGTGCCGGAGCTGCGCGCCTACCGGCAGGCCCGCAAGCTGGTGAAACAGCTCCAATGGTTCCGCGAGCCGGACCCCGTCAAGCGCGCGCGCGAGGGGGATTTCTTCGACACCGTCGGGGCCGACGATCGGCAACGGGCGTTCCTGGGACCCTTCGGCACCCAGACGGGGCGAAACGCCCCGAAGGCCTCCCGGTTCATTCCGGCCATGTCCTCGTGGCTGCGCGTGCTCATTCAGCCCCCGCCCGGCTGGATCGTCTACGGGATCGACTGGGCGTCCCAGGAGTTCGCCATCGCGGCCGTGATGTCGCGCGACTCCAACATGATGGCCGCTTACCAATCGGGGGACCCGTACCTCTATTTCGCCATCCGGGCGGGCGCCGTCTCGGAGGCGGACGGCGAGGCCTGGAAGTGGGAGAAGAAAGCGCGCAAGGGGTCCCACGAGGTCACGACCGCGGCACGGGACGAGCTCTACCACCGGGTGACGGAGCTCCGGAACCTGTTCAAGTCCACCACGCTGGGCCTGCAGTACGGCATGGGGAAGGACAAATTGGCCGTCAAGCTCACCGTGGACACCGGCCGGCGCGTCACGACCGAAGAGGCGGACCGACTGATCCAACTCCACCGGCGGGTCTATCCCACCTACTGGGCCTGGTTGGAAAAGGTCTCGAACCACTACGAACGGAAAAAGGTCCTCACCCTCTGGGACGGCTGGGCCCTCCTGGGGGATAACGAGAACTTTCTCTCCGTCCGGAACTTCCCCGTGCAGGGGACGGGGTCCGTCACCATGCGCGAGGCCGTCCGACGGGCGCACCTCGAACACCTCCGCATCCTCACGCCCCTGCACGACGCCATCTATGGGATCTGTCGGGAAGAGGAGGAAGACACCCACCCCGCCACCCTGGGCCGCTGCATGGATGAGGCCGTGTCCGCGGTCCTGGGCGATCGGCTGAAGATCCGGCAGGACCTGGGCATCCACCGCCACGGGGAGCCCTGGATCGAGGAAAAGGGGGAGAAGTTCTACAAGCTGCTGGGCCGATACCTCGAGCCCATGGAGACGGAGGAAGACAAGAAAAAGAAGCTCCTGGAAACAATCTTCGCGGAATCATTTGCTTTTTAGCCCCCCGAAAGTCTATACTTTGAACATGCCGAACACGACCAAACTTTCCGCCCGCCGCCTGGCCATGTCCACCGCCCCCTCCCTGGCCTCTGCGGAGGCCCTTCCGCGTCTCGAGGAGATCGCCCGGGAGCACACGGGGTTCCAGACCCTGGTCTCTCATGGTTCGGACGAGGTGGATTTCCGCACCGTTTCCGTCTGGGATTTCCGGAAGGCCCTTCAAGCCGCTTTCGAAGCGGGGCGGGCTTCCAGGTGATCCGCACGAAGCCCACGCCCGCCGGAGTTGAGCGCCTGAAGATGCACGGCGCGCCCGCGGAGGTCTGGGTCGGCCTCGTCCCGACCACTACGCCGTCGCGCCGCGGTGTCCCCATGGAAATGGAGCTCCACCTCCATGCCACCGAGGAGGGCATGCGCCGCCACCTGGACGAGATCCGGCCCTCCTTGGGAGCTCGTTCCCCATGGCTGGGGTTCTCCTTCCGCGCCGTGGCTCTCGAGAACCTGCGCAGGATGCGCCCCGACACCGGCCGCGTGGTCGCCTGGGTGTGGGGAGCATGAAGGGCCCCGCCGGCTACCGGAACCTGGCCCGCGGGGAGGACCAGCTCGTCCTCCACCTGGCCCCGATCGTGCGCCGCTTCGCGTTCTGCGGGCGGATCGCCTGGCAGGCCTTCCTCCCGGGCCAGCGCGTGGCCTTCGCCGTCGGGTCGGCCCTCTCCGAGGAGGGCGCCACCGCGAAGGCGTGGAAGGCCTTCGACGCCTACATGGAGGGCCGGCGCCGTTGGATGGGCCGGGACCACCTCTTCACCGACAACCGTTTCCAACTCCCACCCGAACCCTGAACGAAAGGACCCTACCTTGTCCCTCCCTCTCTACATCCGCCTGGACGGCGCCGTCGTGGCGACCCAGCCGGACGACGCCCACGACTGGGTCACCATCGAAGAGGCCGCGCGCATCGTGCGCGAGCACAACGCCGCGGCCGCGGAACGCGAGCAGAACCAGGGGTCCGCCCTGGAACAGATCATCCGCGTGGACATCGAACCGCCCACGGATCCCAAGCTGGGGTGGTTTGCGACGGTCCGCGGTCCCCGGGGTCGTTGCGTGGCCGGGAAGGTCGTCCACCTGTCCCTCACGACGAAGCGGGGGGCGTGATGGCCTTCCGTCTCCATGTCCGCCGCCCCCCGGAACTCGCCCTCGTGCATGGCCTGTTCGACCTGGCCCGGAGCTCGCCCTCCGGTGGCCAGGTGTTCATGGTCAAGAATCCGCACGGAGAGGGGCATTTCCTCATGTCCACGGACGGGACCGTCGTCCGCTCCCAGCTGGTCCGCCTGTTCTGGGGGGAGAAGGACCTGCGCGAGCACCACCAGAGTGGCGGCCCGTGCACGCCGGACTCGCCCCTCTCCGCGTGGCTGCAGGACGACGGCCTCGAGCCGCTGCCCGACCTCGCCACCCGACCGGCCCGCCTCGTGCCCGTGACGCGCGGGAAGGGCGACCGCGGCGAGGCCTGGGACCTCGTGTTCCCGGACGACGACGACAAGGTGGGGAAAGCGGTCTCCATCCTGCTGCTGCAGCACCTCCGGCCGATCCCGGAGGCGTTCCGGTCCTGGTTGGTCATCATGTCCCCGCGGGCCATGGCCGCCTTCGCCGCGTCCTTCCCTCCCGGCCTCGAGCCTCCCGTCCTCTGGATCCCCGAACCCCAGCCCGACCCCGTGAAGCCGGGCAAGCTGCCCACCTGGGCGAAATACTGGGGGTTCCACGCGAAGACGGCCCAGCCGGTCGGGGTCATCATGGGATTGCGGTCCCTCGAGTCCCTCGCCCGCTTCGGGCAGGCCGAAAAATAGAGCCGCGAACGTCTGCACGTTCTCTATACTTCCGAGGACCTACCGGCGAAGGCCCCGCCGGTGAAGGTCCGACACCACCACCAGGGCCGAGGAACGCAAAATGTCGTTTGCCGCACGCGCTCGCGCGCATCGTGAAGAGGGGGGCGCCTTCGTCTTCCCCGAGTTCGAGGGCTGGGTCCGCCTGAAGGCGTGGAAGTTCGGCCTGTCGAAGAAGAAAAACCCAATGTTCACGCTGGAATTCAAGATCATTGAAGCCGGCGACCTCAAGGGGAAGATCATCAAGGACCGGACGGTGATCTCGTCCGCCGCGGACTGGCAGTTCGACCGGTTCCTGGCCTACCTCGAGGACTCCGGAATCGACCTCAACGCCCTGAACGACAAGGACCCGAAGTTCCAGGACATCCAGGACGCGCTGGAGTTCCTCGAGGACAAGGGCCAGAAGCTCCGGGTGCACCTGATCCCCCAGGAGGACGACCCCCGCTACTACCGCCTGAAGTACCTCGAGGTGGAACGCGTGGGCGAGGGCGCCGGCGGCCCGGTCGTGGACGATCCCGCGGACGAGGGAGACGGGGCCCCGCCCCCTCCCGAGGACGAGGGCGCCCAGGAACCGGAGGAAGCCCCGCCCCCGACCACCCGCACGTCGGCCCCCGCGAGGACCACGACCGCACCCGCGGCCACTGCCTCGCGCCCGGCCACCACAACCACCACCCGGACCACGCCTCCCGCCTCGACGGCCGGAAAGGCCGGCGGCCGCAAGCCCTGGGAGAAGGGGTAGCCCTCCACCTCCTCCCGCACCGGGGGCTGGTCCACCGATCGGGCCGGCCCCTTTCTCTCTCGCCTTCCAGCCCATGAGGCCCACGACCATGAACCGACCCCAGAACCGCCCCGCCCCGTCCGTCGCCCACCGCTTCGTCTTCGAGCTGCTGAAGCTGGACGCGCCCGCCCACGACACCCACCAGGAGAGCCTGGACCGCGTCCGCTCCCTCCGGTGTTTCCTGGACGACTTCCGCGCCCCCGTGCCCTCCCTGCCCACTCCCCGCGGAACCTCCGTCACGCTGCCCGCGGACGTGCCGTTCGCGGTGGGGCAGTACCTCACCCAGCGCGTGCCCGCGGCCGGAGAGCTGCCCGCCTACATCTTCCCCCTGGCCGGCCAGCCCGTCCTCGTGATCGGCACGCCCACGGACCACGTGGTCCCCGACGGCGCCCGGTGGGACGAGGACGCCCAGCGCTGGATCTCCGAGGACGTGCGCGTCGTCGTGAACACGCCGGCCGGCCCCCTGGTCACGTCGGTGGACTCCGGCGAGTTCGAGGCCTGGACGGAATCCTCCCCCGCCCAGGACGACGTTCTGGCCCAGGCCCGCGGCCTGCTGGAACAGCTCGAGCGCGATCTCCTCGAGACGATCGCCCAGGCGGACGCCCCGAAGGTGCCGACGGGGGACACCGCCCCGTGACCGAGCTCCGCCGCCCAGCCACCCCGAAGCCGGAGACCGCCCCCCAGGGCTCCCGGCCCTCCGCAACCGATCACGACCCGGTGAACCATCCGGCCCACTACACGAGCCACCCCTCCGGGGTCGAGTGTATCGAGATCATCGAATGGTTCCCGGCCAACCTGGCCAACGCCTGGAAGTACCTCCACCGGCAGGACCTGAAGGGCGTGACCCTGCAGGACCTCCGCAAGTCCAGGTGGTACGTGGAGCGCGAGCTCCGCCGGCGCCGCATCCTCGCCCGCCGTCAGGTGGTCGTGGACGTGTTCGTCCCCGTCGCGCTGCCCAAACTGGTGGCGCGATACCTCCGCCACGAGGACGGCCGCCGCCGCGAGGTGTTCGGCCAACTCTGGGCCGCCTTTCTCCGCCCCGTGGGCCTGGACGAGCTGAAGGCCGCCCAGGACCTCCTCGCGGGGCTCGTGCACTCCGCACGACTCACCGAAACCCAGGAGCGCAAGCCGTGAAAATCTTCTCCCTCGAGGCCACCAACTACCGGAAGTTGGCCGCCTTCCACCTCATTCTCGACGGGCGCAACCTGAAGGTGGCCGGGACGACCGGCCAGGGGAAGACGACCGCCGTCTCCCTTCTCTGGGAGATCCTGGAGACCGTGGGCGATCCGATCAACAACGCGGGCAAGGAACCGGGCGCCAAGGCCCTGGTGCGCGTCGTGTTCGGCACGCCGGAGCGCCGCTACATCGCGGAGCGCAAGTACACCGCGGGCGGGACGGACATTTCGATCCGCTCCGAGGACGGCAAGTCCAAGGTGTCGGCCAAGGAATTCCGGTCCTGGGTCTCGTCCCTGGCCGTGAACCCGCACAGAATCATGGAGCTGGGCCCCCAGGAGCGCACCGCCACGTTGCTGCGCGCCGCCCGCGTCCCCGACGGCGTGGACCTGGACGCGATCGACCGACAGCGCGCGGACGCCCACGAACGCCGCGAGGACGCCCGCAAGGACGTGGCCCGGCTGAAGGCCTCCCAGGGCATCCGCCCCCGTGAAGTCGTCGCCGTTGACGTGCAGGCCTCCCGCGCGCAGCTGGTGGAGCTCGAGCGCGACAAGGCCCAGGGCGAGGCGGAACTCCAGTCCGCCGGCCGCGAGCTCGAGAGCATCGAGCGCGACCTGGCCGACGCGCTCGAGCGCGTCCGGAAGCTCGAGACCCGGAAGGCCGAAACCACCGCGCGCCGTGACGAGATCCGCGCGTGGATGGACGAGAACGTCAAGCCGGAGGAACTCGCCCGGCTGCAGGACGAGGTGGCGCGCGCGGACGAGCTGAACCGCGAGGCGAACGCCTGGACCGAATGGCAGCGCAAGAACCAGGAGCTGCAGGACGCGGAGGCCCGCTTCACGGCCGCGGAACAGGAGGTCCGCGCGTGCGAGGCGAGCAAGCGCGAGGCCCTCGAGGCCATCGTCTGGCCCCTGCCCGGTCTCGAGGTGCGGGACGGGGAAATCTGGTTCAAGGGCGTGCCCCTGGTCCAGGCCGGCGAGTCGGAGAAGCTGCTCGTGTGCGGATCGCTGGCCGCCCACGAGATCGCCCAGGCGCCGCTGCGGGTGGTCCGCCTGGACGGAATCGAGTCCATGAGCTCCGAGGACTTCGCCCAGTTGGAGGCCCTGTTCGAGGAGCACGACATCCAGGTGTTGGCCTCCCGCGTGACGCGCGGGGACCTCGAGGAGGGCGAGCTCTTGATCCACGAGGGCAAGGTCCAGGAGGTGGAACCGTGACCGCGTCCCCGATCCCCGACCACGGCCGCGTGGTCGAACCCGTGACCGCGGAGACGGCCGTCCTGTTGGTCCATGAGTACGGCGCCCTGCGCGAGTCGCTGAACCTCTCGCCCTCCGGCGTGCTGGCCCTGTCCAAGGAACTGGCCCGCCTGCAGGCGGTCGAGGCGAAAACGCGCGAGATCCTCCTCTCCGGAGTGTTCTTCCCTGCCCGGGTGGAGCGCTTCCTCGAGGAGATCGTGCCGCCCCTGGATTTCCGGGCCTGGGCGTTCGACACCAACCAGCTGGTGGGCCTCCGTGTCGAGGCCCAGGGCCTGGACAAGGTGCCAGCCGACGCCGCGGGGGTGACACCATGACCCGCCGCATGGTGGTGGACTGGTCGGTCCTCATGCATCTGAACTGGCACAAGATGAGGTCCCCGAACTTCGAGGCGCGAACCGGTCTCGAGGTCGCGGAGTTCGCGCGCAACATCGCGGGCCATGCCCTCTATCTGGTCGAACGGATGCACCCCGACGAGCTGGTCCTGGCCCTCGACGCCCCCACGAATTGGCGCTCCGGTGTCTACGCGCGCTACTACGAACACCACGTGGGCTATTTCCAGTTCCGTGAAAAGCCGGGGTTGTGGGTCGTCCAGTTCGACCGGAAAACCTACCTCGTGAAGTACCGGTCCGATATGGACAAATGGGAGTTCCAGAAGCTGAACAAGGCCGACACCGAGGCGTGCGACCTCGCGGACCCACTGCAGTGGCGCCGCTGGAGTCCGTGCCCGGTGGAGCTCCCCGAAGAACCAGACGAGCCGGGAGAGGAGATCCTCCGCTGGGTCCAGGACTCCCCCGACTGGCCGCACCTGGAACCCCTGGTCCCGAAGTACAAGGGCAACCGGTCGACCTCGAAATGGGATTACGAGACCACCCGGTCCGAGTTCAAGGCCCTGGGCGCGAACCTGGGCGCGAACCTGTCGGCCACCCTGGGAGGGCACGCCGTCCGCGTCGAGCTCGCGGAGGGAGACGACGTTTGCGCCGTCTACGTCCAGACGTGCCCGCCGGAGGACGAGGTCGTCCTGGTGTCCGTGGATACGGACCTCCACCAGCTCCTGATCAACCGGCCCGGCCTGCGCATCTTCGACCCGAAGGCCCACAAGTGGGTCGAGAAGTCGCCGGAGCGCGCCGCCTTCGAGCTGGTCCACAAGATCCTGAAGGGCGACACCTCCGACAACATCGCGGGCGTGGCGCTGCGCAGCGCTGCCCAGACGTTGGGGGAGAAAACCGCGGAGAAACTGATCGCGGACAATGGGGGGCCGGATCTCGTCTGGGAATACCTGCAGGACCAGACTGACGAAGAGGGGAAGATCCTCCGCGCCGGCGCCGCGGAGGCCGCATCCCTGGACCGGAACATGGAGCTGGTGTCCTTGTCCTTCCTGCCGGCGGAGATCGAGCACCGGATCCTGGACGCCTTCCAGGCCATGCGAGGAGGGCAGGCCCTCGCCCACCGCATGGAGGGCCGGTTCTCGTTCGAGGAATTCGGCCTCACCGCCGCGGACGTGATGCTCGCGCGCGCCACCGGGCGACAGGACGCGGAGATCGACGCCGGCCTCCGCGAGGGCGACCCGGTGACCCACGAAGGCCTCGGTGCGAAAAGTTCTTGACTTTAGGGGATTAAAAGTCTAGACTTTTGAACGTGGGCGGCGACGGTGCCGCCTGCGTTCACCGAGGACATCATGAAGCACCTGTACGACTCCGACACTGCCGAACGCCTCACCGCCAAAGCCCTGGGGATCACCCGCGACCAGTATGCCGCCGTCATTGGAATGAGCGAGGGGACCGCGGGAGAAGGCCATGTCCGCCCCGACTGCTTCCGCGGAACAAAACACCCTCGGGTCTACGCGGCTTGAACCATTCACGCCCCGGCCGCGCGCCGGGGCTTCTCTTTCCACTCGAGGACAACAACATGACCGACAACCCGAAGAGCCCCACCTGGTGCCGCACCTTCACGGGGGTGGGCTTCGACCTCCACGACCTGGGAGCGCAGGTCCCCCAGCTCGAGGACGTGGCCCACCACCTCGCGATGCTTTGCCGGTATGGGGGCGCCTGCCCGGTGTTCTACTCCGTGGCCCAGCACGCCACCATGGCCGCGCGTGCCGTGTTCGTGGCCACCCAGGACCCCGGCCTGGCCCTCCTGGCCCTCCACCACGACGACGCGGAGGCGTACCTCTACGACATCCGCCGTCCCCACAAGCGGGGCGTGTGGTTCGAGGAGGGAGCCACGGGCGTGCGCGTCCCGTTCGCTCGCGTCGAGGTGTCCGTCCAGTCCTGGATCTTCGCCCACCTGCTGCCCCCGTTGGTCGTCGCGTGGGAGTGCACCGGCAACGTGGCCCGCGGGTGGGTCAAGCGGGCCGACGACGCGGCCCTCCGCGCCGAGTACCTGGGCCTGTTTCCGGAGGGATGCGACGAGGACCTGCCGGAGGAGGACGGCGTCCTCCGCGTGGCGCCCGTGCTGCCCGAGGACTGCCTGGACTGGTCCCGCGCGAAGGCTGGTTTCCTGCGCATGCACCGGTTCCTGCTGCGCGAGCTGCAGGCCGTGGAGGTCCGCGAGGGCGCGACCCTGACCGCTCCGGCGCTCACCGAGGTGAAGGGCAGGCTGGACGTCCGCGGGGGCGCGACCCTGACTGCTCCGGCGCTCACCGAGGTGAAGGGCGATCTGTACGTCCGCGAGGGCGCGACCCTGACGGCCCCGGCGCTCGCGAAGACCGGAGGGCTGGAGGTCCGCGAGGGCGCGTTCCGCGGGGTCTGGCAGGTGGCCCCATGAGCCGCCCCGCCATGGTGCAGCTGGGAGTCCTGCAGGCCGTCGCGACCTCCCTGGCCGCCCAGGATGCCGCCTCCCTTGGAGGACCCGTTCTCGAGATCCGCCGCGAGCCCTGGGACTTCGACGCCCCGAAGGCCGGGGACTTCGGAGTCCGCCCTCTCCCGCGCGAGGGGTACCGGTTCGCCTCCCCGATCGTCTCCGCGACCTCGAGCCCCAAGTCCGCCGCGGTGCTGAAGCGCCGGGCGAAGAACAAGGCCGCCCGCGCGGCCAGGAAGCGGGGCCGGGCATGATCGCGCGCGCCGTGTCCGTTCTGGTCCTGCTGGCCCTCTATCACGCCGCGGGCGTGCACGGGTTCGCGGCCTTCCTCCTCGAGGAGGGACCCGCCTACACGTTCGACCGCCTGGTCCAGTCGGCCATCGCGGTGGCCCTGTTTCTGTTAACTCTCCGCCCCGATCGCACCAAGTACGTGCACCGGGAGGAGCTCCGCGGAATCTGGGAGGCCATCGAAGAATTCGACCGCGATCTCCGGACGGTTCGCCGGGAGGGTGGATCCTACGCGAGAGCATGCCACGCCGGAATCGGTCGCGTGCGCTCCGCGGTCTATCGCCTGGCCTGGATCCTCCGGGGAAGCCCCCTCCCGGAAACGATGGACGCCCGGGAGTCCTGCCGGCAGGTGTGGTCCTCCGAGGACCAGGAAGGGGGCCGCCCGTGAAGTTCTACCTGGTCCTGGACTTCGAGACCTCCGGCCTGTTGCACGAAGGCGCGCAGCCGGTGGAGCTGGGCGCCGTGCTCCTGGACAAGAAGTCCCTGGCCACCCTCTCGGAGTTCCAGGCCTACATCCGCCACGACGCGGAGCGGTTCACCTGGTCGGACGAGGCGGAGGCCACGCACGAATTGAGCCGCGAGACCCTCGAGGAGCACGGCGTCCCGATGTCGGACGCCTGGTCCGCCTTCGTGGACTGGATCGGGTCCTGGGTGAATCTCGAGGCCCGCGGCGAGGTCATGTTCTGCGGGCACAATCTCGCGTTCGATCTCCGGTTCCTCCAACTCATGGCCGGCGTGGATCCCCTCGAGGAGCCCCTCCCGCCCTGGGCATGCGTGACCACCCGCGACACCATGCAGTGGGCCGCCCTGGTCAACCAGGCGACGATCGACGGCGTGGGCTTCCACGCGGCACCGTTCAAGGACGACGAGACGGGGTTCCCGTCCGTCTCCCTCGAGAACGTGGCCAAGTCGCTGGGCCTCCCCACCGAGGGCGCCCATTCTGCCCTCTTCGACGCGCGCATGACCGCCCAGGTCATGGCCGTGATTCTCTCCAACCTGGCCGGCGACCTGGAGAACTCCCGCAAATGGGAGAAGCGACAGGCGGCCATCTCTTCCCGAAAGGTGAAACCGTGAACGTGGCCAACATCCTGGAGACCTGGAAAGAGGCCTCCCGACTCGAACAGGACCTCCGCGAGGCCCTGCTGGACCTCCGCGAGGAGGGCAAACGGACCGCACCTACCACGGAGTGGCGGGAGGCCGTGTCCAAGGACAAGCGCCCCGCCGTCCGGGTCCTGTTCAAGGAATGGGCCCGGGCCGAGTCCGACCTGGAGAAGTTCCTCGCCCACCCGGTGGTCTTCGACAGCGACGAGGTCCTGCCGGCGGCCATGGGCGCCGCCCTCCTCTCCCACGAAACCCGCGCGCGTGAACTGATCGCAGCCGCGGAGAACGTGGTCCAGGCCCACCGGCGGGGGATGCGCTCCTCCGACACCATGGAGGCCGTCCGCGCCCTCGACAATCTCCTGGCCACCTGGCCGGGCTTCACCCTCCACAAGGACACCACGCCATGAAGCTGCCCACCCTGAACCCCTTCCGCGCGCTCTCCACCTGGTGGCGCAACCGTCGCCCCGTCAAGGACGCGAAGGCCTACGGCGTCGAGGGCGCCGCCCTGCGCGAGGCCATCCGCAACTTGACCGGCGACGAGCTCGCGGAGAACCGCCGGGCCTTCGCCCAGCGCTTCGCCCAGTTCTCGAACCGGCAGCGCGACCGGTGGCTGAAGGCGAACGGCTGCCCCGTGCAGGCCCGCCCCCGGCCAGTCCTACCGGCAGGCCCAACAGGCCGCCGCGGTCGCCTGGTTCGATCGCACCCACCGCGGGGCATGACCGTGGAACCCCTGCTCGCCGTGCCCGTCACGGACTTCTCGGCCCTCCGTTTCCCGCTCCTCCTCTCCCCGAAAATCGACGGCGTCCGCGGGTGGAATCCGGACCCTGTCGCCCCGCCAGGGCTGGGGTTCTGTTCGCGCAAACTGAAGGCCTTCCCGAACGCGAACGCCCGCGCCCTCTTCGACCGCGACGAGTTCCGCGGCCTGGACGGCGAGCTCGCCCTGGGCGACATCGCGGCGCCCGGACTGCTGCGCGCCACCAACGCGCTGCTGCAGGCCCACGACCGGCCGGCGGACGGCCTGGTCTGGCACGTGTTCGACACCCTCGAGGGCGGGGCCTCTATCCCCTACGAGGAGCGCCTGGCCATCCTTGCGCGCCGCGTGCCCTCGTTGGGGCCGGTGGTCCGCATGGTGGACCAGCACCTCGTCCACGATCGCGAGGAGCTCGAGTTCTGGGAGGACCACTACCTCGACGCCGGTCTGGAGGGTGTGATCGTGCGCGACCCGCGCGCCGGCTACAAGTTCGGCCGCTCCACCGAGCGCGAGGGCATCCTCTTGAAGGTGAAGCGCTTCGAGGATGCGGAGGCCACGATCGTGGGGTCCTTCGAGCTCGAGCACAACGACAACGCCCGGACGACGGACGAACGCGGGTTCGCGAAGCGCTCGAGCCACCAGGCCAACAAGCGCGCCGCGGGCGTGCTGGGTGGGTGGGTCGTCCGCGGCCTCAATGGCCGGTTCGAGGGCGTGGAGTACCGGGTCGGGGGTGGCTTCACGGCCAAGCAGCGCGCGGAGTTCTGGGCCCTCCGCGACGAGGCCGTGGGCCACGTCGTGACGGTCAAATACTTTGCCCGCGGGGTGAAGGACAAGCCCCGACACGCCCAGTTCAAGGACTTCCGCCCGGAGTTCGACCGATGATCCAACCACCCACCGAGCCGGTGGACTTGACGCCGCCGGAGGACGTCCCCGTGGTGCGAACGACGGCCCGCAACCTGGACGAGGTGGCGGCCATCGTGGGGGCTCATGACGGCCAGTCCCGGGCCGTGATCTCCCTCGAGGGGACGAACTTCCAGGTCGCCCTCGGCCCCCGCCGGCCGCTGGTCTACGAATTCTCCGAGAAGGACAAGCGCAAGTTGAGCGAGGACCGGCGCGCGGAGCTGCTGGCCAAGTGGGACGCGGACCTGTTCAAGTCCGCGCGCGACTGGGCCGTCCGCGAGCTGCGCGCGCTGCCCAAAGGAGTGCGCCGCAAGGTCCACCCCCCGTGCAAGGTGGCGCCGATCTGGGAGGAAACAATCCTCCGCCGGCAGCTCGCGGAGGCCCAGGGAGCCCTGGCCGCGGCCCGGCGGGACCTCGCGGAAGTCCGCGCCCGCCTGGACTCCCAGCGCGAGGCGTACAACGCCGCGTGGGCCGATCTCGAGGCCGCGCGCGCACGGCTGCAGGTCCTGGAGCTGGCCGGGGACGCGACCGTCCAGGAACAACGCGTCCAGGACATCGAACGGCTGGAAGAGAAGAACGAGGAGCTGGAAGGACGCGTCCGCGAGCTGGAGACGGAGCTCGAGAACGCCGCGAGCGAGGCGGCCGCCCAGGGGCACGCCGAAGGGCGCGAGGAGGCCCTCCTCGAGCTGGGCGTCCGCGAGGACATGACTCTGGCCGACCGGCTGGAGCTCAAGGACTTCCTCTCCGCCTTCGAGGAGCGCCGCCGGTGTCCCGGCAGGAAGGACCGCACGACCACGTTTCCCGCGCCCCTCCTCCCTCTGGAAACGGAGGAGAAAGGGGCGTTTATCCTGGACCACTGGGACGACCTTCCCCTGGCCGCCCTCCGGTGGGTGGTCGAGGAGAACCGGCGCCCGTGAGCGAGGTCTGGACCCTGCAGCCGCCCCTGCCCGTGCAGGAGGGGGACTTCCCCTCCTCGCCGTTCGAGTGGCTGCCCTGGGACTGGTCGCGGCCGCGGCGCCGGTCCGATCGGATCATGTTCCCCCACCAGGAGGTCGGGTCCAGGTATCTCCTCGAGAACTGGGGCGGGGCCCTGTTCATGGGCATGCGGACGGGGAAGTCCCTCACCTTGGTGGACGCGATCATCCGCGGGGGAATCTTCCCCCACCTGGTGCTCTGCCCCGTCTCCGTGATGGCCACCTGGGAGAACGAGTTCCTGGAAGAGGGCCTCCGGCCGTCGGAAATCCACCTCGTGCGCGAGGGGGACCGGGCGTCCCAGCTCCTCCGCCCCGGCCCCCTGGTCACGGTCCTGAACTTCGAGACGGTGCGCAAGTCCCGCGCGCTGCGCGTGCGCGAGGGTCTGCCCGATGCGCTCGAGCTGCCGAACTGGGCCGGCGTCACCGTGGACGAGTCCTACCGGATCGCGAACCCGGAAGCGACCGTCACGCGCGAGATTCTCCGAAGCTCCCGGCCGCCGGGCCAGTTCCGGGCCATCCTCTCCGGGTCGCCCGCTTCCGAATCCGGTCTGAACCTGGCCTCCCAGTTCCTTTTCCTGGACGGGGAGTTCTTCGGCTGCACGGACATGGTGGAGTACCTGGGCAAATTCTGCCGACCGAATCCGCGGAACCCGCGGGCCTGGATCCCGTCCTCGCGGTCGCACCTGGCCGACATCCGGGCCCAGGTCAAGCGCCGGGCCTACTGCGTCTCTATGGCCGACCTGGACCTGGGTGTCTCCAAGGTTTACCAAGTCTGGAACATTGACCCGACCCCGGCCCAGGTCGAGGCCCTGAACTGGTGCAAGCTCGCGAATACCTACCCCGGCAAGGACGAACAGGGGCGGCCGAAAACGTGCATCCTCGAGCCCCTGGTCCGCTCCACCTTCATGTCGAAGGCCTCCGCCGGCGTGCACCCGATCACGGGGGAGATTCTGTCCGACGCGAAGGCGCGCGCCGTGCGGGACTGGTTGCTGGAACACCCCGACGAGCCGGCCCTGGTCCTCTCCCGGTTCACGGCACCCATTCAGACCACCGTGGAGCTGCTGAAGGCGGCCGGGGTCGCGGTGGCCGCGATCACCGGGGCGACCCCCCAGGCCGAACGCGAGCGCATCCGCCGCGACTTCCAGGCGGGGAAGCTGCGCGTGGTCGTGGGCCAGGTGAAGGCCGTCAAGATGGGGATGGACTTTTCCCGCGCGGACTACCTGTTCTACCTCTCCAACAGCTACAGCCAGGACGACCGCACCCAGTCGGAGGACCGCGGGAACCATACCCAAAAAACGGGAATCTTGCAGGTGGTGGACCTCTGCACGAAGGGCGGGAACGACCGGAAGCTGGTCTCCCTCCTCACCACCAAGAAGGCCCTGTCCCGGTCCTACATCGAGGAAACGCTCTCCAAGTGGTCGGAGGAATTCGCGGATGCTTGACCCCGGCCGCGTGCCGGGGTTATACTTTGGAAAGATCGAAAAGGGACGGCGACTTCCGGGTACCCGGCACGTTCCGAAGTAGTCTAGTGGCTTGTGGGTGGCCGGCAGGGAACCCTCGCCGGTTCGTAGCTCAATTGGACAGAGCGGGCGCCCTCTGGGCGTGTCGGTTGCGGGTTCGAGTCCCGCCGGATCGTGTACCCAGGGAGACCACCATGGAGACGAAGTACAAAAAGCCGCGGCCGATCACGAAGCACCCCGTGGGCCTGAAGTTGTCCACGCTGGGCGTCAAGTTGCTGGACCGCCTTTCCGAGCGCCACAAGGGCACGCCCTTGCACGAGCACCGCGGCCCCCTGGTCGACCGGCTGCTGCTGCAGGAATCGCGCGCCGTGCGCTCCCAGGACCCGGCCGTCGAGGCCATTCTCTCCGAGGCCGGACTGTGACCGGAGAAACGGCCCGGCAGGATCCCGCCATGGTGGGCGGGCCCTGGTTCCTCGTGCGGGAACTGGACGGCGAGCGCGTGACCCTGGACAATTCGTTCCGCTCCACCCTGCGCGAAGTCGAACGCCTCCGCGACGAGGAGCGGAGGCGGACGGGTATCCGTTGGGAGATCCTGGCCGACTAGGCCCGGACGAAGTACAGGGCCCGGTCGCGGTCCGTTTCCCACTGCTGGGCCCAGGCGTTTTCCACGTCCTGGGCCTTTTCCGTGGCGTCGAGGTCGTAGTCCTCGAGCAGGGGCTGGACGCGGAGGAGCTGGCCGGGCACGCCCTTGGCCGACTGGATCCACGCCCGGGCGATGTAGCCCACGTCCGACGCGTTCCCGGCCGTGAGTGCCGGCAGGATCACCTTCCGGAGGGTGGTCAGGATCCCCCAGCCGGCATCCAGGGCGCCGCGTTCGGCATTTCGGCCGGAGGTCACCAGCTCGAGCAACTTCACGCCCGCCACGTCCAGGATTCCGGCATCCACGCCGGCGGCCAGGCCGCACAACAGCGGGTCGTTGGCGGCCATGCCGCCGTCGGTGTAGCGCCCGTCCACGGGGGAGAAGTAGGTCGGGGCGGCCATGCTCGTGCGCACCGCGTACCAAACGGGGGTGGACTTGTCCTCCGGTCCCCAGACCTTCAGGTCCTTCTTCCGGGCGTCCCACGTGGTCACGTAGAGCGGGACCTCCGTCTCCGACATGGTACGGTCTCCCAGCTTGCGCTTCAGGAGCTCGAGGACGGGGCCGTCGTCGTACTGGGGGCCGATCTTGGCCAGCCGGTAGGGCCACAACTTCCGGCCGAAGATGGCCGCGCCGTGGTCGCGGTGGAGCTGCAGGACTTCGGCCGCGGAGTAGCCGCACGCCAACAGGGCCATGTCGATGGAGCCCACGGACGTGCCCACGAGGAGCGCCGCGCGGTCCTGCAGGGGCCGCCGGCCGTAGCCCAGCGAGAAGAGGGCGCCCTCGAGCTCCGCGAGGTAGCGCGCCGGCCCCACGCCCATGAATCCGCCGCCGGCTTCCGAGATCACGAGGTCCTTCACGGGATCACCTTCCGGGCCTTCAGCCAGGTCTGCAGCTCGCGGATTTCCAGCTCCTGGGCGTGGATCGCTTCCAGGCGGGCGTCGTGTTCGCGGTCCAGGCGCGCGCGGGCGTCGTCCTGGCCCCGCTGAATGGGCACAATGAACGCGGCGAACACCAGGCCCCCGAAGGCCACCAGGCCGGAGAGCATGACCCCCAGCTGCTGCCAATTCGTCGCGCGGCCGGTCTGCACGGCTTCCGTGACCTTGCGCAGCCCGGTGAACAAGGATTCCGTGCTCGTCCGGGTCTCGCGGACGAAGTCCTCGAGGAGCTTCCCCTGGTTCTGGACCGCGGTCTCGAGCGAGGCCACGCGCCCCTCGAAGGTGGCCATGGGGGTGGGTTCTCCTTTCATGCCGGGACCGGCTTCAAATGGTCCACGATCGCGAGCAGGCACGAGCCCCCGGCGTCCTGGATTCGTTTGGTGAGGGCCGCTTCCGCGGTCCCTTGGATCTTCAGGCCTACGCGATTGAAGGCCACCAGGGGGCACCCCTCCGTGTCGTCGGGATCGTTCCCCCCGTGCATGCGCACGCCCTCGAACTGGGGAACGTCGAGAATCTGGGGGGTGATGCGACCGAACCGCGGCGACCAGGTAAGGCGCACCCGGTAGAGACCGGCAGGGATGGCCGTCCGTCCCTTCACCTTCACGCCCTCCGCGCGGAGCTGGTCCTCGAGGACGTGGCAGAAGTGGGAACCGTTGGCCAGGAGCACGCCCAGGGTGCGATCGTCCACGGCCTCCGTGCGAACCAGGGCAAGGAAAAGGGAATCCACGGTCAGACCTGCGGGAGCACGAAAGAGGTGTGCACGTTCAGGACGACCCAGGCCGCGGTGTCACCGTCGCGGTCGATGTCACAATCCGCTTTTAGGTCCCCGTAGGAGTACAACCCATTGGCCGGACCCTGGGAGAAGTGGGCGTAAATGTACGGGCCGCCCCCGGGGAAATTTGCGGAAAGTTTCATGCTCATGGTCCGCACGTCCCCCGTCTGGAACAACACCGTGACGGGAACCACGATCGCCCCGACGGCCAGGAGGTAGGTCAGGAGCGGATCCAATTCCGGACCCGTGTCCGACACCCGGAGCTCCATCGGGGCGAGGATGTTCCATCCCCCCAGAGTGGCCCGTGTGAGCGCCACCTGCAGCGACAGCGAGAACAACCCGTCCGCGTACCGGGCCATGGAAAACACCGGACCCTGGGCGAAGACGGAATCCTCCGAATCCACCAGGGTGCCCAAATGGTACCACCGGAACGACGGCGCCCCCGTCCGGGGGATCGCCACGACGCGGGAAACCTTCCCCGACAACAAGGCGGCGTAAGTCTCCAGGGCGCCCGTCCGGGCGTCCAGGGCGTTGTCGGCCGCGGTGCGGGCGTTCACTTCCGTGGTGATCTGGGTCTGGAGATTCGACACCGTGGCCGCGGTGTTGTTCGCGAGGGTCGCGTCCGCGAGCGCGCGGGCGTTCTCCTCCGCGGTCACACGGGCGTTCACCGAGGCCAGCCCCGACACGAGGGACGCGTCCGCGGCCGCGCGCGCGCTCGTCTCCGCGGCCAGGGCGGCCGTCAAGGCGGTGAGATCCCCGGCGCCGGAGTAGAGCACGTCCAGGGCCGCCTTCACCTGGGTGAGGTTGCCGGCGTCCGGCGTGATGCCGGCGAGCTCGAGCAGGTGGACCAGTTCCTCCTGAACTCCGTTCAACCAGGTGGCGGTCACCGTGGTGGCCGGTGTCCCGGTGCCGGGATCGCCCTCCGTGAACTGGTGGGAAGGCGTGGCGGTCGAGTGGAGAATCCGGTCCATGGTGGGCCCCTTTCAGGTGGGAAAGTTACGAAATCGCGTTCGCGCTCTCGAGCATGGAGGCGTAGAGCTCGAGACGGTCGGAGGTCAGGAAGGCGTCGGGGGTGATCGCCCGGACCAGGACCGCGGCCTCCGCGAATTGGCCCAGCTCCACGAGCTCGTAGGCGGCCGACAGCTTCGCGATGGTGTCGGCCTTCGTGACGCCCAGGGCTTCCAGGTCCGTGGTCAGCATGTCGGCCCCGATTGCGTCCATGAGGACGTGGACCGCGGAGAGGTTCCAGTGCAGCGACACCGTGGCCGCGTAGCTGGGGAAGGTGGGGAATCCTTTCATGGTCTGGAAGGACTGGCCCTCCGACATGAGTTCCAGGGCGGCCCCGACGGCCAGGGCGGGGGTCAACTCGTTGCCCGCGATGTCCGAGGCCACGAGCTCGCCGGCGTTCACCGCGGTGGGGAAGGACGACCAGTTCGCGGCCAACCAGATGGGGGTGCAGAAGATCACGCGCGAGCCGCCGGCGGGGATGCCGCAAACCTCGTTCGTGGTCGTGTTGTGCAGCTTGCAAAGCAGGGTGGACTTGGGCTTCAGCATGGTGGTGGCTCCTGGGTTCTAGGTTCGGACCCGCAGGAAAAAATGCTCCTGCAGCTCGTTCTCGGGGGAGATGGTGGCGGGGGCGGCCGACAGCACGCCCATGTTCGCCCGGCCCCAGGCGATGTAGGGCTGGACGTTCAGGTATGGCCCAGAGAGGCCCGCGACCAGGGCGCCGTTCCCGTTCCAGAGGATCACGGCGAAGTAGCGGTCCCCACCCACCAGGGTGGTGGACGCGGTCGAGATCGTGGCCTCCAACCAGGACGAGGGCTCCGGCATCGTCTGGACCGACGAGGCCGCCACTAGGGTGCAGGTGGACCCCGTGGCCGGCCACTTGTAGATGGCCAGGATGTAGGACGCGCCGGAAACCGGCTGGGGGCAGATAATGGCCAGTTTCGTCTGGTTCTGGACAATCGCCTGGTTTCCCACAGGAACGAAGAGCGTGGCGTGGGCGGACCACTGGGTCGAGCTGCCAGCCCGCAGCTGGACGTTTGCCGCGCAGGCGGTCGGGTCCATGGTGAGCGAATAGGACGCCGCGGCCGTCGGAGAAGGACGGGCATCCACGCCCGCCGTGGCCGTGCCGGCCGTGTAGCTGGAAACCCAGGGAGTCACGTCGTAGTAGGTGACGGACGGAGGCACCGCACCCCCCACCATGAACAGGTCGCGAACCGTCCAGCCGGTTTCCACGTTGTTGGCCTTCGCCTTCGTCCAGACCTCATAGACGCACGGCGCCGTGGGGTAATCGGAGACCACGACCACGACCACGTCGTCCGCCGCGGCGCCGTCGCTCTCGAGCATGCGCACGGACGGGGTGGGCGTGACGGCCCCCTGTCGTGGTTCGATGTCGATTTTCCAGACCCCGAACACCTGGGCGGTGTAGCTGGTCGTGACCTGCAGGCGGAAAGCGATGTAGTCGTTATTCCCCGGATCCGAGAACGACAGGACCTTGGTCCACTTGCCCGCGCCGGCCGCGCCGGCGTTGTCGGATCGGAAGGTGTACGAGTCGTTGTCCGTGAGGACCCCCGCGGCCACCTGCAGGCCGCGCCCCACCTTGACACCGCCCAGGGTGGTGGTGGTCGCCTCCGGCAGGGTGTAGGGGGTCGCCAGGGCCGACACGACGCCGTCGCCGTCGATCGACAACCCCGCGCCGATCTTGATTCCTCCCAGGACCGTGGCGCTGGCCACAGGTAGGGTGTAAGTCCAGGCGGCCGCGTTCACCCACTTGGTGCCGTCGTAGGTCAGCACCTGGCCGGCGGACGGCGAGGAGATGAGGGTGTCCGACAGCTCCGACAGGGTCGGGAAACGGTCGATCGACACGAACAACATGCCCGCGGACGGGTGCGAGCGCACGCACAACGCCACGCGCACGCCCACGTTCGGGGCTGCCGGCCTCGTGGCGGTGAGCTGGCCAGCCGTGGAGGACAGGTAGAGGACGGCGCCTTCAGAGAACGCGCTCGTGTCGAGATCGCGGACCAGACCGAAGGCCGTACCGAAGCCCAGGCCGTTGTTGGCCACGTCCTGGGTGAGGACGGCCAGGGCCATGGAGTGGGCGGCCACGTCGGCCTCGGCCTTGTCGATCGTCGCGCGGAAGCCCTGGGAGCCGTTGCAATAGACCACGGTTCCATTGGTGAGCGTTCCGCCGGACACGTTGCGGCCCAGGAGGTGGAGCTCCTGGCCATGCTGCAGGGTCACGCCGTTGGGCAAGTCCGTGGCCAGGGTGTGGTCGACCGAATCCCAGTAGGTGCGCCCGGCCAGGTGCGGGGCTCCGTCGGGGTTCGTCCCGAACGCTACGAACTGCTGCACGCTGAGAAAGTCCGCTCCGGCGCCGTCCACGAAGTCCTTCACGCCGTGCACCGTCTGGGCGGACGTGAGATCCACGAAGCGCCCGTCCAGGACGGTGAAGAGGGCGCCCTCGCCGTCCTGCAGGCGGCCGTTCTCGTCGGTGGAGAGTACGGAGACGGAGGGCAGGTCCACCAGCCAGGTGTCGCCCTTGATCGTCGCCCCCTTCAGGGCGGACAGGTGGCGCTGGAAGGGGACCTCCGAGACGAGCAGCTGGAACAGCCGGTAGGGGTTCGCCGTGTTCGGTTCGGAGGCGTAGAACCTCGACCCGTCGAACCCGCACCCGTAGAACGAGCCCAGGGTGTTGGTCCCACTGTACCAGTGGATGCCGTCTTCGGAGTATTCGTAGGCGGAATTTCCACTCGCAAGCCAGATCCCATTGCCGGCCGTCACCGACCCCGTGGGGGGCAGATTCGCCACGGCGACGTCGTCCAGGTAGATGGTGGGGAAGGACCAGGTGGCGCCGTTGTCGGTCGAGCGCAGCACGCGCCCGGTGTCGCGCTCCACCGCGATCCAATTGCCGTACCTGTCGGTGTCCACCCCGCCCAGGACGGCCGCTCCCGAGTAGACGACGGAGAACGTCAGCCAGTCGGTGGTCCGCATGATCGCGCCGTGGTTGCCCACCATGCACGAGACATGCCCGTCCGTCCCGATGTCGGCCACCAGGTAGGGCGGGTAGATCACGAACCAGGCGGACACCTTCAGGGTGCCGTCGGCGTTGTAGTTCTCCGGGACGTGGTAGGCCGCATAGATCAAGCCGGTATCCGAACCACAGACCCACGCGTCCAGGGACACGCCGTCCATGTGCAGGAACTTGACCACGGGGAAGGTGACCCCGTAGCCGCCCAGGTAGGTGTAGAGGCTGGAGTCCCGGACGGACGTTTTCCAGTTGTCGGTCGACTTCAGGAGGTCGCCGCGCGCTTCCTGCACGGCCCAGACCTTCGTGTCCACGCCGTCGATGTAGACGCGTCCAGGCGACACGCCACGACCGCCCAGGGTGCTAGTCCCGGCCCAGTCGAAATCCGTCTCCACGGGGACGAGCTGGGCGCCCAGGCCGGACACCTGGAAGAGGGTGGACTCGAGCTTCTCGCCCGTCGAGTCGAGGGACCAAAGAACGTCCCGGGAGTTGGCCAGGCGGTTGACCAGGTAGGAAACGGAGTCGAGGAGGAACCCTTCAGCCTGCAGCCGGGCGAACACCGTTTCCGGGTCCACGCGCTGCGTGACTCCGCCCGGCTTGTCCTGGGTGAAGAATCCGTCCCAGACGGTCGCCTGTTCCCACTCGAAATTGCGCTTTCCCATGCGTCACGTCCTCCCGATCATTCCGACCCCGTCGTCCCCGGCCATGGGCACGGTGTCGTGTCCGATCATGGCGATTTCCTCCCCGAAAATGTAGGCGTACACCACCAGGGTGTGGGACGGCTTCAGCCGGTCAACGAAACATTCCAATTCTTCGAGCCCCCACCGGCGGAGCGGATCGCCCGCCGCGGAGTGGCCCGCCTTGAATTCCGTCACGTTCGCCACCGCGATGGGCACGACCACGCGCCACGTGAACAGCCAAGGCCCTTGTGTCAGGGAGTCCCCGGCCGCGGAGTGGCCCGCCTTGAACGGAGAGGCCAGGAGGTAGAACTCCTCCACCCGGATGTCGAACCCGTGCAGGGCGGCCAGGGCCTCGAAGTAGGCCGCGGAACATCCTCCCAGGGAGTTGGCCTTCCGGAAAATCTCCCGGCGCCGGGAGGCGTCGTCCGTGGCCGGCGAGGACACGCACCCCTCGGGGAGGCCCAGCTCCGTTTCCCACTCCGCGAGGCTGCCCACCGTCTGGGACGGGGTGAGCTCGTCCAGGAGGAGATCCTCCGCCGCGTGCACGCGCGCGAGCTCCTCCGAGCAGGCGGAGAACAGCTTCCAGAAGTTGGTCCCGATCCGGCGCGCCCAGGCGGGCCCCTTCGGCAGGAGCTCGAGCAGCTGGGCGGTGTAGTCCCCCACCGAGTAGCTGCGCGAGTGGTAGGGGTTCAGGTCCACCAGCTCCACGACGGTGAGGCCGCGGAGCTCGAGCTCCCCGAAGGACCCCTCCAACCGGAGGGGGTAGACGCCCGGCGACATGGTGCCGGGGAGGATGAACTCGAGGGACCGTTCCGTCTGGACGGTGGGCGTCACCAGGGGGAGGTCCCCGAACTGGGCACCCAGGACCAGGCCGAAGTTCCACCCCGACAGGTAGACCCGCCACCCCGCGGCCGTCCGTCGCGGGACGACCGACTGAACCAGGGGCGCCGTCATTCCCAGGGCAGGTAGGTGGACGAGGCCAGCACGCCCACCTGGTTGAGGGTGAAGGCGACATCCTCGACCGTGGCGCCGTCCTGGGTCACGAGGACCAGGCGAACGCCCGTCACGCCCGTGGCGCCCGCGATGGCGTCCTGAATCTGGGAGCGGGCAATGGTCGTTCCCGGTGCTCCGGGGTCGCCCGCGTCACGGCCGTGCGCGCTGAAGAGGTTCTCCAGTTCCGCGGTGGCCGCGGCCTGGGTCGAGGCGTTCAGGGGCCGGAGCTGGGCAGCCACGGCCACCGCGCTGGGCTGCACGCTGGCCACGCGGACGTCGGCCGTCACGGGCTTGCGCGTGCGGTCGGTGAGGTACTCGAGCACGCCGGCCACCTCGTCGGGGGTGAGCACCGGCGGGGAGGTGTTGTAGTTGGCGACTCGAACCGTCACGGAATTGGCTTCCGGGAAGTTGGGGAACACCCACGCATCGGTCACCGGCGCCACCGCGGTGGCCCAGATCACGTAGTCCGCGTCCGCTCCTCCCTGGGGTGGGTTCCTCTTCTTGTAGAGGATGCGCGCCCGGTAGTCCTCCGGACCCTCGAGGTCGGAGCCGCCGGAGATCCCCGCCGCGGTCGTGGCGTCGGGGTCGATCCCGGGGAGGGGTGTCACCAGGGAGACCGTGGACCCGGCGTCCAGATTGCCGGCCACCCCGGCCACCAGGGCCGTGATGGTCACGGAGACGGTGCCGCCGGATCCCACGACGGCGTCGGCCGTGGTCTGGTATTCGACTTGTGCGGAGGTCTGGACCAGGGTCCCCTGTTCGATCGGGCTGCCTTCCGTCCCGGTGAACAGGACCACGCCGGACGCATAGGTCGGGGCCTTCCGGTAGACGCCCACCTCCTGGCCGTGGCGGTCCAGCTGGTCGTCGTCGGCCAGGTGGGCGAACCCCTGGTCATACTTCCACGCCTGGTAGAGGTGGAGGAGGTAGACGACGCCGGCCCAGACCCGGGCCAGGACGCGCAGGACACCCCGGCGGAGGGCCGCCGCGGTGCCGAAGAACTTTGTGGAGAAGTCGCTCTCCACGCGGGCGATGAGCTCCGCGAGGGTGGGACGATTCCAGGCCATTAGGGGGTCCTCCTGGAGGCCTGGGCCTCCCAGTTCAGCCGGTACCGGTACTCCACCGCGGCGCCTGCTGGTTGGATGATGCGGACGAGCACGTCCACGCGGTCCGCCTGGATCGTGGACCGCTCCGGCAGAATCTCCACCCGGTCGGCCACCTTGTCCTCGAGCATCCACGCGAGCGCCTGCTGGCCCCACTGGCCCACCTGCATGAACAGGTCGGGCGTGATCTTGGACCCTTCGGCCAGCCACCACTTCGAGCCCAGGAAGTCGTTGGCGTCCTCGAGGGTCTCGTCCGCCCACCAGCCCATGGGGTCGCTGCCGGGCGTCGGGTCCGGGTCGTCAGCTGCGCGCCGGGCCCAGGTGAACAGCGACACCACGACCGCGGTTTCCAGGTCGTCCCCGATCACGAGGTCCTCGCCGGTAAACTCTAGATCGAAGTCCCACTCCGTGGTCCGCGAGAGGCGCAAGTCCGACATGGGACAAAGATACCCTCACGCGATGAACTCCGGGAAGGGAACCGGCGCCGGAGGACTGCCGGGGATGATCTCCACCACCGTGCACGGGAACAACCGGACCACGTTTTCGGTGGCCCGGTAGAACGCGACGAACGCGTCCGGGACCTCCTCGTCCGTGACCAGCGCGCGGATGGCCGCCTCCATCGCGGCGACGTGGCCGGCCGTCGTGATCACCACCGACTGGACAGCGGTCCCACCGTGGGCGGGAACGCCCGGAACTCCGCACGTCGCCCAGTAGGCGCACAGCCCCGTGGCCAGGCGTTGAACCTGGACGGACGAGTCCTCCACGAGGAACGCGTCCTCGAGCAGGGAGACGTTCCCGCCCGCGGTCATGTCCGCGCCGGCGAGAGTCGCGGCCCTCGAGTAGTCCCGGTAGACCGCGGCCAGCTGCTGGGCCATGTCCGTGGGGGAGAGCGGGGTCTCGCGCGCGACCTGGTCCGCGATCTCCTGGGCCATGGCCGCGCCTCCGTCCTGGGCGTCGAGGGCCACGGGTCAGGCCCCCGTGTCCTGCTGGTCGGGGGGACTGGTGGGGGAGCCCAGGTTGCCGATGTGGGTGTGGGCGTTGTAGTGCCCGCGCAGGGCGGAGAGCTTGCCCACGGAGTCCGACACCTCGCCCGTGGCCTCCACGGTCGGGGAGTCGATCCGCACGGCCGTGGTGGCCTTGATTTCCAGGGTTTCCGTGGTGATCGACACCACGCGGCCATTCTTCAGGTGGATGGAATCCCCCTCCGCGGTGTGGAGGGCGACCTCTCCCGGCTTCAGGGCGATGGACATTTCCGGGCCCATGCCCTTGGTGGACACGACCACGCCCGAATCCCGGGACCCGCCCAGGAACAGGGTCACGGCCTGGGACCCCGGCAGCGGGCGCGAGGACACGCCGAACTGCTGGACCAGCTCGAGCTCGTCGCGGAACTCGCCGGCGCCCAGGTCGAGGGTCAAGCGGATGCCGCCCTCTTCGTCGGCCGTGGCCGAAATGAGAGCGCGCGCGACCATGAGGCGGACGCGATTCCGGAGGGGTTCCAGTAGGCGGTTCAGTTCCTGAATCATTGGCCGCGGACCGCCTTCCGGACGGTGGCCCAGGGGTCCGTCTTCGCCACGGTCTTCTTCCGCTCCTCCAACTTCTGGAAGGCGTCGGGAGAGACCAGCGACAGAGTGGCCCGGGTCCCGTCGGGGCCCAGGGTGTACCGGACTTGGGAGACCAGGAGGTCCTGGGAGGGCCCGCCCAGGATCGCGGGGGCGTCCAACGACAGGAGGGACGCGCACTCCCACAACGACCCGTCGGACTGGGTCCAGCCACGGACGACGGCCTCCATGGTGGAGGACTTGGCCGCGCGGGTGAGCGCTTCCCAGTTCGCCCGCTCCTGGGCCGTCTGGGCGGTGAGGTCATTTCCGCCCACGATCACCAGGGGCCGGTAGCGCTCCACGCCCTTGTCGGTCGCGGTCGCGGAGACGTGCAGCGACTTGTTGGCGCTGAAGTAGCCGGCGCCCGGCGCCGTGGCGTGGGTCCCCCGCACCTGGTAGGTGCTGAACCGGTCCTTGAGCGAGAACGCCCCGGACACGGAGAGGAGGTTCTGGCCCAGGACCAGGCGGTCCGTGGCGCGCTTCGTGCCCTGCTGGATGAAGGTCAACGCGCCCTCGCGGGTGGTCCAGGGGAGCACCCCGCGCTGGTTGGCGGCCTTCGTGATCGTCTGGAAGACGGTGTCCCCCGGTTCGGCCGAGAACCGCGTGAAGGGTTTCCCCAGGTCTGCCCCTCCTTCCGAGGTGTAGACCAGGCCGAAGGGCTTCACGAGCTGGGCCGCGAGCTGGGCCAGGGTGACGCCCTTCCACGTCCCGTTGACCCCCTCGAGGCCACAGTCCACCAGGTCGGACGTGATCTCCCGCCCCTTCACTCCGATGGTATGTGAACGGGGGTCGATCTTCGGCGCGATCTCGTCCACCCAGCCGGTGAGGAGGAGGTGGCCCTCGAGACGGATCTCCGCCCGGTCTCCGGGGAACACGGGCAGGTAGGCCGCTTTCCCGTCCGCTTCCTGGGCGGACTGGGAGAGCGAGAACTCCCCGCACAAGCTGGTCATGCTCTTGACGATCTCCACCGACTCCCAACCGCGGAGGGCCTTTCCGGCCGTCGTGATCGTGACGCCGGTCACCGGGACAGGATCTCCAGGGGCTGCCCGCCGGGAAGGAATCCGGGGTGCTGGATCCCGTTCCGGGCGACGATGTCGTCCGCGCGGGTGTGGGTGCCGTAGACCTCGAACGACAGGACCAGCGACGGAACGGTCCGGGCGGGCGTCGTGGTGAGGACGACGGCCAGGTCCGCGGAGGTCTCGCGCAGGTAGGACAGGGCCGCCGCCTGGGCGTCCTGGGCGAGCTGGTAGACCTCCGGGTCCTCCGTGGTGGAGAGCACGTTCTCGAAGGCCGCGTCCACGGAGTCCTGCAGGTTGGAGGCGTCGTCCACGCTGGTGATCTTCGCGCCGATGAGCTTCTCCGCCAGGTCGAACGTGGCCGACTGCTGGAAGAGGGCCACGAGCTCGCGCTGGTTCGAGGCCTGGAGCCGGCGTTCGCTCGCGGTCTGGTTGGGCACGACGGGCAGGTCCGCGCCGGCCTGGGACATGCCCAGGGCTTCCGAGAGCTGCACGCGCGCGAGGAGGGAGGACGGATCCGGGGAAGCCACCACGGCCGTGGCGCCCGTGGTCGCGTAGGTCACGCGCCGGGTGGAACTGGTCCCAGACGGGAGGACGGCGTCCTCCACCGACGTGAGCAGGTCCTGGACACGGGCCGCGAAATCCCCCGGGGCCATGAGCAACAGCGCGAGGTTCTGCCGAATCTGTCCCAGCTTCGACACGAAGGCGGCCGCCTGCCTCATGGATTCGCGCGCGGTGGCGACCTGGTCGAGCAGGTGCTCCGTGGTCTTCACGGCCGCGTCGACCGTGGCCGCGGACGCCTTCGCGAGGGTGAACACGCGGGCGAAACGCGAGGCCGTGGCGGACTTGGCGGACTTGGCGGCCAGCTGGGCCGCGGAGCGGGTGTCCGTGACCACCACGGGAGTGGGCCGGATGTCGGGGTCCAGGACGAACGAGAGGGACAACCCCACCCGCCGCTTCTCCGTCGCGCTCTCCTGCACCTGGCAGGCCGTACACCGGGCGGTCTTCGTGCCGAGATAGGGATGGACCAGCGACCCCGCGCCCTCGCGCTCCACGGCCTGCAGGATCCGCTCGAGCTGGGCCCGGACGTTCTCCCCCAGGAGGTAGGCCTCGAGGGAGACGGAGCGGGACACCCGCCCCATGTCCTCGTTGTAGGGGTCGTCCAGGTTGGGGTACTCGTGGACCGCGATCCGGCGCCCGGTGCCGAACTGGTGGGACGCGACGAAGAACGGGACACCGCGGAAGGACCCACCAACCGCCTGCCGGGTGCGCCCCTCGTCGTCGGTGAACGTGACCGTGCGGAGGTCCGATAGGTAGGACATCAGAAACCCCCCGCGAAGGCGTAGCCGGCGGAAACGGAGACAGGAGCCGGTCCGGTGGGTTCGCCCACGCGAGCCCCCGCCGGCAGGTTTCGGAAGTCCACGGTGAGGGCGGAAGTCTGCCGGATGGTGGACTCCGAGGAGGTGCGCAGCGCTGCAGCCGCCGCGGGGGTGGCCGGAGTTGCTGCAGGTTCAGCCGCGGGGGAATTCACGAAGAACCCCACGCCCTTGGCCAGGAGGTCCCCGACGATCGGAACGGCCTTCAAGGTCGTGGACACCGCCGCGGCGCCGTTGCTCACCGCGTTGTTCAGGGACACCCACAGGTCGGCCATGAAGTCCACGAAGGCCCGGAACCCCTTCCCGATCGAGGACCAGAGGTCCGCGAAGAAGGCCCGGATGGGCTTCCAGTTCTTGATCACGAGGAGGGGTAGGCCGATGAACGGGACCGCGACGGCCAGCGCCTGGCCGATCCCCGTATCCAGGAAGGCCGACACCGCGGACCAGATTTCCGCGAGCCACCCGGGGATCTTCGCCCAGTTCTGGTAGATAGCCCAGGGGATACCCACGAACGGCGCCACGAACACCAGGAGCACCTGGCCGATGGTGGAGCGAAGGAAGCCCAGGAGGGCGTCGAGGATGCCACCCAGGAACCCCGACACCTTGGACCAATGCTTCACGATGAGGAGGGGAATTCCGATCATGGGGAACACGAACACGGCGAGAATCTTCCCGACGGAGGTATCCAGGAAGGACGAGACCCCCGACCACAAAGTGGTGATCCACCCGGCGACGGTGTCCCAGTTTCTCCAGACCAGGTAGACGGCGCCGGCCAGGGCCGCGAGGCCGGCAATCACCCAGCCCACGGGGGTGGTCATGAGGGCCACGCCCATGGAGTAGATGGCCGGGACCACGGTCCCCGTGATCGTGGCCACAAGGCCGGAAAGCATGGGCAAGAGGGAAGGGAGGGCGGTCAACAGGGTGCGCGTGGTCGTGAACAACGCGCGCCCGAAGTTCAGGACCGCGGGGACAGCCGTCACTAGCGAGGCCACAAACGGGCCGCCCACGTAGAGGGCCAGGGCCCCGAGCGCGAACTGCAGCGGGCCCACGGCATCCATGACCCACCACAACGCCCGGAGGAACGGGCCCATGGTGCGAGCCAGCGAGGTGAAGGACTCGCCCAGGGAGGTGAGCACCTCCGGCAGCTTCGTGGCGATCATCTTGCCGACGGTCTCGAGGGTTCCGCGATTCGCGAGCGCCCATTCCTGGAACCGGACGATGAGGTCGGACACGACGGGGTAGAGCTGGGAGGCGAACGTCGCGGAGAGGGACCCGACCGCGAAGCGCAGCCGGTCCATGGTGTCGTTGAAGGCCGCGGCCTTCTGTAGTTCCTTGTTCTGGATCGGGCCGCCGGCGGCCTGGAAGTCCTTGAACATGCCACGGAGAGCTCCGGACCCCTGTTCCAAGGACGTGACCAAGGCCTGGTTCCCCTTGCCGAAGAGGGCCGACGACACGCGCAGGCGGTCCTGCTCGTTGGGAATCTTGGCCATCGCGTCCGACACGTCGAGGAGCACGTCCTCCATGGAACGCGCCTTTCCGCGCGCATCCGTGAGGCGCACGCCCATGGCCTGCAGCGGGGCCAGGGCTTCGCCCGTCCCGGCGCGCGCGGCCGACAGGCCCTTGGCGAATCGCTCGAGGCCCGCGTCCGCGGTCTCCACAGAGGACCCCGACAGCTGGGCCACGTACCTGAAGCGCTGCAGCGAATCCGTGGCCACGCCGATGCGCCCGGCCGTGTCCACGACCGCGTCCGCCGCGTCCGCGTTCACCTTCAGAAAGGCGCCCATTCCGGCCACCACGCCGGCACCACCGAGCAGCACCCCGCGGGTGCGCTCCATGGACTTGTTGAACCCGTCCCCGATTCCGCCCATACGCTCGCGCAGGCGGCCGGCCGCGCTGCCCAGTTCCGCGAACCGCGCCTCCCGGGAGAGGGAGGACAGCGAGGCCTGGAGCGCCTGCACGGGGGCGTTCACCGATTCGATGGAAGCGCGCACGCCCCGCATGACCGCGGAGACGTTGTCCACCATTTGGATGGCCGCTTCGATCCTGGGCAGTTTGAACGCCACCGCTTCACCTCCCCGTGGGCTGGATCATCTTCGACCAATCGCGCGCACGTTCAAGCCAGAAAATACACTCGTGGCGCGACAGGGAGCGGATTTCCGACCGGGACCAATGGAAGGCCCCGGCCAGGATCGCGAAGGCTAGACGCCAGTCGGAAGGCCAGAGGGCAAAAAATGATTCACCACCTTGGTGATCTCGAGGACCTCGCGACCCGGGAGCGCCTTCACCATGGGGTCCGGCCATCCCGTCGCGCACGAAACCATGCGGATGAACTGGTCCCCCGGCTTCTTCTCGTTCATGATGTCGGCCAGGTCGCCCGCGGTGGGCTCGTGGTCGATCACCACCTCCGTGTGGGTCTCCGTCCCATACCGGAAGGGCTTGGCGAACTTGTGGGTGTAGGGGAGGACGATCTCCTCCTCCTCCGTGGCGGCCGGGGCGGGGGTGGGGTTCTTCGACATGGTCCGTTCCTTGGTTGAAGTGGCGCGCGGTTGCGCGTCTAGACTCCAAATATACGACAAGGGCCCCGGCTTGCACCGGAGCCCCGCGGGTTCCTGTTGGTCTCCGGGTAGCCCCCGGGGTCCTGCTGGTTCCCTGGGTCTACTTGACCTCTTCGCAGGCCAGGCCCTCGAACCGGACGGGGACTTCGCCCTCTCCGGTCGTGACGTTGGCGTCCGCCGCGTAGACGCCGCCGCGGAGCGCGATCACCTTGCCGTTGGCCAGTTCCAGGGTGACGGTGGCGTCCTTCACCTGGGAGAGGGCCTTCACGTCCAGGTCGTCGCCGTCCGTGATCTTGCCTTCAATGAAGGGGACCACGGTCTCCGACTTGTAGCCGTGCACGCCGTCGGTGCCGGCGATCATGGTGTGCTTGTCGGCGCCCAGGTTGTAGGTGTATTCGCCCTTGGCCCGGTACTGGGTGCCGTTGACCTTGAAAAACAACTTTCCGGCGCGCAGGTTCGACATGGTGCGGTCTCCTTACAGGATGAAACGGACCTGGGTTGCCCCGATCCGGAATTGGTTCACGAGGTTGGGACGGAGGAGGAAGTCCAGGCGGTCCACGTCCCCGGTGTTCCGCTCCACCACCAGGGCGGACTTGAACGCGGCCAGGCCTTCGACCCAGCCCAGTTCCTCCCAGACCTGGAAGCGCGCGATGGCCTCCGCGCGGCCCACCTTCGGTGTGATCACCGCCTGGCCGGGACCGAAGTTGGCGCCGTCGTCGGCCAGCTTGTGGCGGGGGTACTTGTTGCGCATGTAGGTGGCCCAGTCGTACCGGATCGCCTGCAGGGTGTAGACCGTCTCCACGTTGCGGTAGGACGGATCCGCGGCACCGGTGGCGCTGGTCTTGTAGGTGGTCACGAGCCGCTGAATCCGGAGGGTACGATCCTGGGCCACGCTGAAGGTGGACAGCCCCTTCTGGAGCAGGGTCTCGTTCTCGACCCAGGAATTTTCCTGGGACTCCGTGGGGCCCTTCGCGAAGGTGAAGGCGAGCGACTGCAGCGGGCGCGCCGGGTCGATCGCGGCATGCATGGACACGAGGGCCACGAGCTCCGCGGCCAGCTCCCAGGGGGCGGTCGGGACGTTCTCCCCGTTGAAGATGCACGAGAACGGGGAATTCCGCACGTCTCCGTAGGCGGTCAGGGCGGAAAATGCCGCGTTCTTCGCCGCGTAGACGACGCCGCCCGTCTGCTTGTTGGCCTTCCACTGGGTGGCGAGCTCCGCCTCCAAGTAGGCGACGGCGTCCGCGCCGGTGTAGGCGGAGGCGATGGCCTGGAACCAGCGATTGGCCAACAGGCCGGCCACGCCTTCGGTGGCGAGGTCGGGGTCCGTGGCGCCGCCGGACATGGCCACGACGGCCACGGCCACGCCGGCGGGCAGCTTCTGCCCGTGGTAGTGGTTCAGGCGGACGTCGATCTCGTTGCCGGGGGTGCCCTTGTTCTTGGCCGTGAGGGTCACGACTCCGGCGACCGCGGCCGCGGACACGGGCAGGTTGGCGTTGGCGTTGACGGCCGCGACGATGGAGGCCGCGATCTCGGAGGCGGTGTCCGTGTCCTCCACTCCGACGGTGACCGATCGGCCGCCCACCATGAGGTAGACGGAGCCGGATTCCGTGGCGGGTCCGGTGACGGTCAGCGTCCCGGTGGCCGCGGTCGATCCGGCCGCGTCCGACAGGGGCAGCACGTACAGGGGTGTGGACGGATTCGAGGCGAGGAACGCCTCCACCATGCCCGCGAGATGGGAGCCGGCGCCGAAGAGGTCCACGGCCTGGGCCAGGTCGGTGACCTGGGTCACGACCTTGGGGGCGGACTTCGCGGCGAGCTGCTGGCCGAGCAGGAGGGCCTTCCAGGGGATCGTGCTCGAAGCCTCGACGGCGCCGGAGTTGTCGATCTCCACGAAGAAAAACGGGGTCAAGCCGTTGGCGGGAATCTCATTGAAGGAAACGGACATTTCAGTCTCCGGTGCTGGTGGTGTCGGTGGCTGCCGGGCGATTCCGGCGGGAGGTGGTCGGGGCGGTGGTGGCGGGGACGATCTCGTCCGGCTGGGCTCTCTCGAGCTCCCCCGACAGGATGCGCCGTTCGATGTAGGCGTCCACGAGCATGGCCTCCCCCGCCGGCGCGATGTCGCGCCCCTTGCCGGGAAGGTACACCCGGAAGGCGGCCCCCGTGGCTGGATCGGTTCCGGGCTTCAGGAAGGTCTTTCCGGTCATGGGGTCCTCATGTTGGTGACGGTCACGACTCCCGGGTCCTCCGCGTGGGCGGACGCGGGCGGGGCCAGATCGGACCCCATGCGCAGGAACTCCGACTCCGGGACCGTGTCCGGAAGGGCTGCGCGCCACTGGGCAGAAAATAGCACCTGTCGGGAGTTTCGGAGGAGCTCCCCTTCAGCCGTGAGGGTGGGACGGGTGCCGCGGAAGCGGAACCACTCCACGAGCCCACCGAACGGGCCCTCCACTCCGTGGACCGGCTGCAGGGCCACGACAACCGCCTCCGCGAGGTCGTCCAGTCGGGCCTCGAGGGCTTCCTCTTGTTCGTCGTCCTCGAGGTCTCCGGGGGAGGTCTCGCGCTCCGCCGTCTCCTGGGCGATGAGCTGCACCACCACGGACGTGTCGTTCCGGTAGATGGTCGGGGCGGTGTCCTCGTCGTCGGAACTGGTTTCCTGGGTGAACACCAGGGCCAGGTCCCCCTCGTCGGCCCAGACCTTGCGCGAGCGCGACGGGTAGACGCGATCCGCCACCGTCGGGATGGCCGCGGCCTTCAGGGAGGCCACGATGGCCTGCCGCAAGAGGGTGAGCCGCTTCACGCCGGACCCTGGAGAAAGAGCTCCACGTGGCCCAGCTTGTCGTCTCCCACGTCCTCCACGCGCCACTTGCCGGCCTTGTGCCAGGTGGTCGCGGAGAGGGTGACCCGGTCGCCTTTCTTCGGGCTTCCGGTGGGAAGGTCAACCGCGCGAACAATGAGCCGCGGACGGCTGCCGATGGCCGGCACGTCCGCGCCCATTTCGACGGAGAGGGGCACCTCGTCGTAGGCGCCCGGGATCGTCACGGAAGAACCGCCCGCGGGGGTATAGACCACCATTTCCCCGAACTCGTCGGGGTTCAGGTGGTTGTTCACCATGTCCGCGTTCATGTCCTCCCGCAAGCCCACGTTACGCCCCCCGGACCTCGTCCAGGATGGCAGCCGCGCGGGCCTTTCCGATTCCCGGCACCTTGACCAGGTCTTCCACTGTCGCCGTCTTCAACTTCTCGAGGGACTCCCAGCCGGCGGCCACCAGGGCCACCGTCACGCGAGCGTCGAGCGCCTGCAGGGTGTAAGGGACAGAGGACGAGGGGCCAGCCTCCCCCGCGGGAACGGACGCGGCCGGGGCCGCCTGTTCCTCGTCCTCGTCCCCGACGGTCTCCCCCTCGCCGGTGTGGGACCCCATACCGTCCTCGTCCTGGACTTCGCCGGTGGCGTCGTCCTGGGAAGGCGGAGGAGGGACCACGCCGGAAGGCGCCCGGCCCGGGTCGCCCATGTCGGGGGATTCGCGCTCCCCCACCACCTCGAAGCGAAGGGTGGCGGAGCGCTTCTTCAGCAACCAGGAGAGGGTGCCCTCGTCCACAGAAACCACGTTCCCCGGTCCGGCTTTCACCTGGCCGACGATCACGCACCCGCGAAGGATGCGGACCTGTTTCATGGAGGGGGCGTCCATCAGACGACCGAGACGACCGTGGCCACCAGAACCGCGTTCACCTGGTGCACGACCGGCAGGGGTGCCGACTGCACGAGGACGAAGCGGGCGGAGGGGTCGTCCTCCTTCCAGGACTTGGCGAACACGCGGGACGCGAAGGTCCCGGCGTCGAGGTCCTGAATCACGCCGTAATGGATCGTGAAGCGACCCGAACGGGCGAGCATGAGGACCTGATCCTCCGGCACGAGGGGCTTCTCCGTGCTGGTAGCTTCGTCGTAGTACCATTCGTCGTAGGTCCAGAGGTCGAGACCCACCGCGGTGAGACGACCCAGGAACGTGACGCCGTCGGGCATTTCCACGGGATTGACCGCACCCACGGAGAGGTTCCAGGTATTCAGGAGCTTGAGCAGCGGTTCGTTCTTGAGGAACGCCGCGGCCGCTTCGGAACCGAGAATCACGTCCGTGGCCCCGATGCCGCAGTCCTTGGAAATGGTGCGCTTCCAGGTGCGGAGGTTCTCGAGGATGTTGGAGGTATTCGCGGACCAGAGGTCCGCGCCGGTGAGGGTCACCAGGTGGGTGGAATCGTAGTCGTAGTCCACGACGGTGTCGACGCCCTCACCCTTGACCGTCACCGAACCGGTGAACAGGGCCTCCGCGGCCATGACCTCGATTCGCCGCTGGATCGACTCGTCCAGCTCCGCCATGTCGCGGCCCAGGAGGGCAGCCGCACGGGCGGCCGGCGTGTTCGCGCCGGGCTGGGTGTAGACGATCTCGCCCGGCTGCCGGGTCAGGATGTGGTCGGCCTCCGTCACCTTCTTGGGCTTCAGGTAGGGCGGGGTGAACTCGAGGGTGCGGAACTTCTCGCGGTCCATGACCTTGCCCGGGAGCTTGGGATGGACGATGGGGGCGAGACGGCGCGAGCCCTTCCAGATGTCGATCTGGAACGACTTGGTGTCGTGGAATTCCTCTCCGAAGAACGACGTGAGGAAACGCCGAACCGGAAGGGATTCCAGCAGCGCCTGGGTCATCTGCCTGGGGTCGTAGAGGTTCATTTTCTGGGGTCTCCCTGCTTACGCGTTGACCGCGGGCACGTTGGTGGTGGTGTAGATGCCCAGATCACGCAGGGCCGCGCGGTGGGTGGCGATGGTGTCCGTTCCTCCGAAGATGAGGGCATCCGCGTTGAACGTGCCGGCCAGGGCCACGGGGGCGGCCTTGTCCGCGCTGGTCGCGTCGGTGTCCTCGAGCAGGACGGCGTAGGGGGTCCGGCGGCCGTCGTCGGTGCCGGCCGTGTTCACCAGGGTGAGCTTGCCGGAGGCCGTGATCTTGCCGAGAACGGAGCCGCGCTTCAGCGCACCCGCACCGGAGACGATGGTGGCGCCCTCCCCGGCCTCGATCTCCCCGGCCAGGAGGTTGTCGAACGTGTAGGAACCGATTTCCTGGGACATGGTGGGATCCTTCCGGGCCTATCGGCCCTGGGTGTGGGGAGCGTTGAATCGGCCCACGGCCGACCCTCCGCGGTGCTCGCCGCGGAACTTGTCCGCGCCGGAGGTCATGGCCGCGCGGATGGTCTTTCCTTCCGCGTCGGGGTCGGGGGGAGCCACGGGGGCCGCGGCCGCGGCCGCGGAAGCGCCTTCCGCGGCGAGCTGCTGCCGGGTGACGCCGGGAGCCGCGGGGGCGGAGGTCGCCGGGGTGGACTTCAGCTTCGCGAGAACGTGGGCCTGGGCTTCGGCCACGGACTTGCCGGAGTCGATGAAGCCGACGGCCTCGTCCTGGAAGGCGGTCCCCTGGAAGGCGGCCAGAATCCCCGACGTGCGGGCGCGTTCCTGGGCGACGGGATCCACCGCGGGGGCGGCAGCCGCGGGGGCAGCTTCGGCCGGCTGCGCAGCCACGGGGGCCGGCGCCGCGGGGGCGGTGGTGGCCTGGGCGGCCGGGGCGGTTGCGTGCATGGAGATCTCCTTCTGGGAGGTGGTGGAGTCCTTGACCTGGGAAAATGTAGTATCGAAGGTAGTCACGAGGTCGGCCATTCCCGCGGCCACCGCTTCGGCGCCCACGCGGACGCCTCCCCCTCCGAAGTTCTTCTCCACGTGTTCGGGGGACACGCCGCGATTTCGGGCCACGTCCCCGATGAACACCGCGGAGAGGGCGTTCAGGGTATTCTTCACCTCCGAGCGCCCCGCGTCCGTGGACACGTCCGGCACCTTGTTGGGCGACTGGTCGGAAACGATGGTCACCGTTCCGGGCTCCTGCTGCTGGAACTGGACCAGGGTCCCGATGGATCCCACCATGCCCGTGGGCGCCACGTGCACGCGCTCCGCGGAGCTGCCCAGCCAGTAGGCCATGGAGGCCATGTCCCCGCCGGCGCGCGCGATCACGCCGGAGGGCTTCAGGCCGCGGGCGTCGTAGATCCGTTGGGCGAAGTCCGAACCGCCGGCCACCAGGCCGCCGGGGGAGTGGAAGTTCAGGACCACGCCGCGGACGTTCCCGTCGTTCATGAGGGACTCGAAGTCCGTGGCCAGGCTCTCGTAGGTGTCGAACCCGAACAGCCAGGTGAGGAAATTTTCATGGGTGAACAACGGCCCGCGCACCTGCATGATTCCGACGCCGTCGCGGATCGAAGTCCGCGACATGCCGGAGCCGTACCTCTCGCCCGCCTGGGTCACGATCGCCTGGGGATTGAAGTCCGGGGAAATCGCCCAGCCGCGCAGGACCTCGCCCCACTCGCGGGTGATGGCCCAGGCCTCCGGGCCGCATAGGGCGGAAATGAAGTCCGTCCGCGTGAAGTTCTTTCCCTTGGTCACCGGTGGCCGTCCTCTCCGGGGGTCGTTCCCCCGTTGGTGTTCGTGTCCGTCCCCTGCACGGAGACGGATTCCGTCTTCTGCACGCCGCCCGGTTCCGGGAGGCCGGCTTCCTCGCGGAAGGCCTTCTCCCGCGCGAGTCCCTGCACCACGGCGCCGTACTCGCCGCCGGTCAGCTCCAACGTGGCGGTGCTGCGCGTCTTGAATTGCTCGTCCACCTGCAGCTTCAGCGCCTCCGTTTCCTCCTTCGGGGCCAGCTGGCCGGGAGCGTCACCGATCCAAACCGCTTGCGACCAGAGGGCGCGCAGATAGGGGTCCTCGAAAAACCCCGGAGCCTCGAGCAGTCCCAGGGAAATGAACTCCGCCAGGGCCGTCTCATAGGTCGGTTGGCAGAAACTGGAGCACAAGTAGGAGCGCTCGCGCTTGAACGTCTTCCAGCCCTCGAGAAACGCGGCACGGGCGGCCGTGTAACTGCTGGAGAAGTATTTCAGAATCGTCTCGTATGGAATGCCCAGGCCGGCGCCGATCTCGCGCAGGATGGCGTTGGTAAATGGCTCATAGTTCGGGTTCGGCCGGTTGGGGTTCGCGAACTCGACCTCCTCGTCCTCCGCGAGGTCCACCACGCCGCCGTACTTCAGACCGACCTCTCCGCGTTCGGGAGACACCCCCGCGCGGTCGCGCTCGTCCTTCGGGGCGTTCCCTTCCCAGTCGGGGGAGCCGGACTTCGTCTTCACGAAAACCGTATACATCCCCGACACCACCGCGGCCATGAGCTCCGCTTCCCGGTATCTCCCGGCCTGCTTGAGGGGTTCGATTACCACCGAGAGCCACGACACGCCCAGCCGCTGGTCGGGTCGGGTCTGGTCGAAGAGGTGCAGGACCAAGGGGCGGCCGGAGATTTCCCCGAAGGCCGGCACGCGGACGGTGTCCTCCTCGAGGTCCCCCAGCATGCCGTTCTGGGGCTTGCGCGTGAAGTGGTACGCCACGGGCGCGCCCAGGGGATCCACTTCGATGCCTCCGGCCAGGCGGTCGGTCTCGAGGGTGCCGGACGGGTTCCGGCAACGGTCGTCGTCCAACAGCTTGACGCACAAGGCGAACGGCCACGCCGGCGTGCTGCGCAGGGGGAGGAGGGCGAAGCAATTGCCCGCCACCTTCTGGGTGCGCAGGGCGAGGTCCTGCAGCTGGTAGAACGTCTTTTTCCGCTCCGCGTCCGCGAAGCGAGAGCCGGCCCATAGATTGAAGAGGTGCGCCGCGCGCAGCTCCCACGCCTCCGCCTGGTCCAGCGACAGGCCCAGCTCCTTGGCGTTGAGCTGGGGTCGCGCGCGGATCCCCGTCCCCACCGTGTTGGTGGTCATGGACAGGACCGCGGCCGCGGCCACGGAGTTGTTCCGCTCGAGGTCGCGAGCTCGTGCGCGCAGGGTCTCGCGGGAGAGGACCACGTCCCGGTCCGCGGATCCGCGGGACGGGTTCCACGAGCGCATGGACTCGCGCCGATAGCTGGCCCCGTGGTAGGGGGTGTCGTAGGCCCAGCCGCCGGAGACCACCGAGGACGAGCCCAGAACGGGCAGGGACGAGGGCAGCATGCCGAGGACGACTTGGTCAGTCAATGGGGATAGCCCTCCGGGCGGTGGGCCCGTCGTGGCCGGTCGCCTCGAGTCGGTCGACCTTCCCCTGCCAATAGGCCAGGCCCGCGCGGATCTCCGCGAGGTCGGCACGGGTCAGGGATCGGCCGGAGATCGTGTAGGACTGGCCGTTCAGGACGCGGTCCTCCGCCTCCATGTACTTGGCCAGCTTGTCGCGTGCCGTGTCGAGTTTGGCGCCCATGGCCGAAATATACCTCCGAACCTAGAGCGAGACGCCCGGAGATCGCACCGCGCGCCGCTTGCGCGCGACCAGGCGGCCGGGGTTGAACGTGTACGGCCTGCCCAGCACGGCCAACTTGTCCAGGTCCACGCCCACCAGATTGACCGCGGCACGCGCGAGGACGCGACAGTCCAGCGCCTCGTTTCTTTCTCGAATTGGTTTGTAATACCAATGAACCAGACCGTGGATATATTTTTTCCGTTTCTGTTCCGCGGTTAATTGCTTAAAGTATTCCTCTCCGTATTCCTCATTCCGCGGGAAATGGCAATATCCCGGCGCGCGATCTTCCAATTTCAACCAGGTGAAAATCTGGTCCTTGACTGTATCCACTCCCACGGGGGCCAGCTGCGCGCCGGATCCTTTCTTCGTGTTCTTCGTCAAGGGCATGAGGACCGGTTTTCCGGGACCGGGCCGTCCCTGGGAGGCGAACACCCGCCGGTGTTCGCGGGCGCGCGTGAACCGGTAAACGTCGTCGGTGTGGTGGCCCATTGCGTCCTCGAGGGTCGCCGCGATGTAGAGCTCCGTTCCGTCTTCCATCGCATAGGGGGCCAGGAGGACGCGGTCGAGGTCCTCCCAGACTTGGGGCTGGGACGGGTCACCGCGCAGCACCTTGTAGGTGATTCCCCAGGATTCGTAGCCCTTCCCCCAGCCCACCACCTCGACCTCGAGGCGGTCGTCCTGGGTGTCCACGCCCGCGGTGAGCAGGAGCACGCCGTCCGGGACTTCGGCCAGGTAGTCCTCGCGCCGCGCGAAGAGGCCCTCCCCGTCGATCGTGAGGCCGTCCACTTGCCAGGCCTCGCCCTTTCGGTTGTTCGTCCAGGTCTTTTGTTTTTCCGGCTTGCCCTGGGCCGCGAGGAATTCGCGGACCATTTTCTCCCACGAAAACCACCCCAATGGTGAATACAAAGCATTAAGAGCAAAGGATGGGAATAGCCCCGCGGGATTTCGTGGAATCCATTTAGCCCCATTTTCGCGGGCCATGAGTTCAGTTTTCAATGCCTCCCGGTATTCATACCGGCAATGGGGGCACCTCATTCTCACGGTGGACGGTAGACCGCGGCCGCGGATGTCCTTATCCCAGACGACGTATTCCCATTTCCATGCGTGCAGCTCTCCGCACCACGGGCAGGGGATCATATATTCCCGCTGATCCCCTTCCAGGAACTTGGTGGTGATTCGGCAAGCGCCGTCGATTCCCGGAGTGGAACACCAGAACCGTTTTTTCCCGGGGAAGTTCTCCGTGCGCGCGGTGACCAGGTCGCACGGGTCGCCCTCGCCCTCGCAGTCCTCCGCCCACCCTGAAATTTCGTCGTTCAAGGCGATGCGCAGGGGCATGGAACGCATGTTCGCCGCGGAGTTGGACCAGCCGACCAGGAGGGCGCCGCCTGGGAATTCCTTCAAGAACTGGGAATCCCCCGTCAGGATCCGCGAGAAGTTCATGGCCGCAAAGGACGGGTCCAGACGTTGCTTCACGAACCGCTCGGCCACGCGCTCCGTGGTCTGGAATAGACCGATCGGGCAAGGGTCGTGCTCGAGGTAGTAGCACGCCGCGTTGACCAGGACTTCCGTCCCTCCCACCTGGGAGGGCTTCAGGAACGCCACGTCCTCCGCGGGGTGTTGTGGGGACAGACACTCCATGATCTCGACCAGGTAGGGCGTCCGGTCGTTCTGCCATCCGCCGGACTCGGAGCTCGAGACCTTCGGCAGCACGCGCCGCTCTTCCGCGTATTCCGCGATGGTCATTTCCGGGGGCGGACGGAGTCCGGCCAGGAATCCGGACAGCGACCACGCCACGTTGTCGGTGGTCGTCACGCTGGGCGCCGCCGCGGTCATCCGAGCAGCTCCTCCACCGGTCGGGCGGTGAGCTCGCGCAGCGCGCGCAGGATGCCCTGCCGCACGCCCTCGCGGACGACGTGCTCGAGCCGTGCACGGTCCAGGAGCTCGCGCGCCTGCACCGGCGACACGCCGGCGCCGAGGAGGGCCTCTTCGACCGCGGCCACGATCACGGGCGCGAGCTGGGGAGGGACACCGGCCAGGTGGTCCTTGATTGCGTTCCCCACGGAGTAGGCCTTCGAGTAGACGACCACCCGGTCCACGAGGTTGCCCTCCGCCTGCCGGACCTTGATCTCGAGCAGCCGCGCGGCCGCGGATTCCTTCGAGGCGCGCGAGGCGGCCAGGTTGCGCTTCTCCGTTCCGAGCAGCTCGCCGGCCGCGTCCTCGAGGTCCTCCGCCTTCATCGTCTTCGGGAGGGCCCGGCGTTCAGGCCGCGGGCGGCCGGGGTTCGTGATGCCCAGGTGGGCCGTGGCCTGGGCCCCGTCGTTGTCGATCCCGGCCGCGGCCTGGGCGCGCGTTGGGGTGGTGACCTTGGACGACATCCGGCGTTCCACCCACTGGGCGCACGCGGTCGCGGGGTGGAACCGCACCCGCCCGTGCGAGTCGATCCACTGGTCCAGCCGGCCGGACTGGGTGCGGTTCTCGCGGGATACCATTTCCTTCGACACGCCCAGGAGCTCCGCGAGCTGGGCGCCGGACACGAGCTCCGCGTCCGTGTAGGGGTGCTCCCCCTGGTTGAAGATCGCCACGACGGCCTCCGTTCTCCCCCAAAGTATAGCCGGACGGCCGCGTCAACGTCCACCAAGTCGTTGACGTTGACGGCCCGGGGCAATGCGGGAATGGGTCAAGGGTACCTTGGGCCCGGTGGAATGTGGATAAGTTGGGGCAAGTGTGGATTGATGCGGGGAGGGCTTCAACCCAACCCGGAAATTTCTACCCACCGGCTTGCCCGGGCCGAGGGCGCAACG